CGGCAAGATGATGTTAAATTTTCACTTTAACTCATCCCCTGCTACAAATAATCTTGTTACTTTTGATCAAGGCGAAACTAATTTTAACGAAAACAGCCAAGACCAAGACTTCCGTGTCGAGAGTGACGGCACCTCGCATATGTTGTTTGTGGATGCGTCTGCCGAAGCTGTAATTATTGGAGATAATAACAAGTCAACCAGTGACTCGGGGCTGTCTGTTGTAGGAACAGCTATAGACAATATTTCAATACAGTACAAAGGCACCGCTGGGGGCCATACTTCTAAACTCAGCTTCGTTGACAAAAGAGATCAAGTAAATGCTATCGTTCAAAACAATCTTATAAATGATGGTTCTGGAACCGCAGGAGCGCATTTAGAATTTAAGACCGCTGTAGAGGGAACAGTGTCAAATCGTCTAAGGCTAGGTGGTGGAGCAACACTTGAGGCAGTTTTTAACGATGATGGTTTAAACTACGACTTCCGTGTCGAGAGCGATGCGAACGCAAACTTTTTACTACTGGATGCCTCTGCGGAAATGCTTCTTGTTGGTGGGGGTTCAAACACAGCAGGTGGTGCTGCATTTAAGGTCACTCAAAGTAATGACGGTGAACTAACTTTGGATAGCACTTCTTCTGAAAGTAACATTGTAAGCTACGACAGAAATGGAAGTGCTTACCACCCACTAAACATCTATGGCTCTAATGTAAACATTAACCCCACCGCTGGTAACGCAGCTATTTTCAATGAAGCAAGTCTTGACGCAGACTTCCGCATTGAGAGTGACAACAACGCTAATATGTTTCATGTTAATGCTGGTGAGGATGCCATTGGTATTGGAATTGCTGGTCAATCTACTGTTGGGTTGTATGTGGATAAAGGAGCTAGTGCACACGCAGCCGTGTTTAGAGTAGATAGTGCGGGTTTTGCATCTATTATATGTGATAATCAAGCCAACAGTGGTACACGTAATTTTATAAGTTTTAGAATTGATAACAGCTCAGTAGGGAGCATTACAAGCACAGGTAGTGCAACAGTGTACAACACTTCTAGTGACTACAGATTAAAAGAAAATGTAGATTACACTTGGGATGCAACAACACGCCTTAAGCAACTAAAACCCTGTCGTTTTAACTGGATCGCTGATACTGACGTTACAGTTGATGGTTTCCTCGCACATGAGGCGCAAGCAGTCGTACCTGAAGCTGTTACAGGCACACACAATCAAGTTGATAATAATGGCGATGCCGTAATGCAGGGCATTGACCAAAGCAAACTTGTACCTCTGTTGGTTAAAACAATTCAAGAACTAGAGGCCCGTATTACGGCTCTAGAAAACGCCTAACCCCTATCCATGAATTTATCCGCCCAGCTGCGTGAAATTCACGAAACCATAAGGATTCCGAAATGACAAAAGCACGGACACTAGCCGATTTTATATCTGACGGTAGCGAGTTCGCTGACGGTACGATCTCTGTGTCGGAGGTGTCAGGTGCTGCCCCTACAGCAAGTCCAACTTTTACTGGTACGACAACGCACAGCGGTGTTCTGCTAATGAACACGAACCACATCCAATTCACGGGCAATTTATCTAAGCCAAATGTTGGAGCGGCAATTTATCGTCCAGCCGCCGATAGTGTTGCGGTTGTTACAAATAACCAAGACAGACTGGTCATCAGCAACACTGAAGTAAATTTCAATGAAGACAGTCAGGATACTGACTTCCGCATTGAAAGTGACGATGACGCAAACATGTTTTTCTTAGATGCGAACAACAACAAGATCGGCATTCGCTACAATAATCCATCAAGCACCCTCCACATTCGTCCATCTGGCGAAGCAAGTTTAACTGTTGGTTCGTCTAATGCAGGAGGCGCACTTCTTGTTCTAGATGGTGATGCTAATGGTGACGCAAGTGGTGGTGACTACGCTTACTTGAAGCACACCACCAGTGGAAATCTTATCATTGAAAATCTTGCTCCGTCTGGCACAGAAATTGTTGTCAATGAAACTGGCGTAAATATGGATTTTCGTGTCGAAAGTGATAATGAAAGCAATATGCTTTTCGTTGATGCGGGAAACAATCGCCTCGGTATTCGCACAAATGCCCCAGCCTCAACCCTCCACATAGATAGCGACAACGCATCTGGCACAACTTACGGCATTGTGCAAAACGATGGCACAGCCAACACTAATACCATTGCGGGTTGGGTTATTCGTGATGGTACAACTGTTATGAGTGGCATTAGACGAAGAAGGGATGGATCAGGTTCGCCAGTTGAGCTTGGGAACTTTAGCAACGATGAAACTGTTGATCTAGTTCAAAACAATGAACGCAGAATAACTTTGAACACCAGCAGCCATATCATTGTTAATGAACCAGGACTTGCTTCTGACTTTAGGGTTGAGAGTGACAGCAACACTCATATGCTATTTGTAGATGGGGCTAATAATCGGATTGGTATCAACGCTTCATCACCTCAAAAGACGCTTGAAGTTGTTGGTGACATACAGCTTGATGCTACGAATGCTTCCCTTTTTCTTAAATCTGGGGCCACTGGTACTTCGGGATTTGTAAACTGGACCTTTAACACGGATGACAGTGTATTTGCTAAGGCAGGTATAGACTATGATAGCAGAAGTACCGTGGGTTTTCATTTAGATAGCGGCTATCCTATTTCACTTGATGCCTCTATGACTTCTTCTAGGGGGTTAGACATTCTTAACGGTGGTAGTCTTATTCACCGCATAAACACAGTTGAAAGTGCTTTTAACGAGAATAGCCTTAACCACGACTTCCGTGTCGAGAGTGACAGCAACACCCATGCGCTGTTTGTGGATGCTGGAAATAATGTTATCGGCACAGGAACATCAACACCAGCATCATACGTTAATTCAGGAGGTTTTGCTATAAAAGGAGCAACGGCCTCTGACCTATCTTTGGTTGCAAGTAGCGTTTCGGCTGGAAGTAATTCGCATCAAATGCGCTATTTTAATGAAGCTGGGGCTTCTTACGAAATTGCTAGGACACGGGTAAATGTAGGTGCAGGACAGGTCAATAGAGGTGAGTATCAGTTTGCCGTAAATAATGGCGCTGGATTACGAAGATGGCTGGATGTTAATTACACTGGAGATGTTGTATTTAACGCTGACGCTCATGACAGCGACTTTCGGGTTTCGAGTGACGCCCAAAACTATATGCTGTTTGTGGATGCGGGTGCAGACGCTGTTTGTATAGGCACTAATTCACCAGACCCTAATGGTGGTGTAATGATGGTGCAAACTTTAAACACCCACGCATCAGGGCCAACTTTTCAAAGCAACGGAACAACTCAGCTTTGGTTGAAAGACAGTGACGCAACAAGCAACACAAGGCTTTGGGGTTTCCAAAATTCTGGCGGCGCACTTAACTTTCTTTATGCGGATGATGATAAAACAAATAATTTCCGCACACCCATGACAATGTATCGGGGTTCAGATGGAATTGTTATAAACGAAGATAGCCACGACCAAGACTTCCGTGTCGAGAGTGACGGCAACGCTAATATGTTTAAAGTCGATGCTGGCGAAGACAAAGTTTTGATTGGTACATCAGGCGTTTTAGCGAAATTTACAAGTGCGCCCCTACAAGTTGGGGGCTTTGCCATAAGAACTATGGGCGTTAGCAGTTCGGCTACTGATACAGGCATAAGTGTAAATGCTGGGAGTACGGGCATGGGTATGCTTGTGTTTACATCTCGTAACACTTCAAGCGGAACGGCAACTGCTTCAAGTTTGTATTTGCTCAACTTTTATCACGATGGAAACCATACCCCTGCGGTGTCACACATTTCTGGAAGCAACTATTTAACTTTTTCAAAAAGCGGCAGCAATACCTTAACCATTCAAAATGCATCTGGCGGTAACTGTACTTGCACGATGATGATGAGTGGATAACCCCCAGCCATAAAGGAGAAACAAACAATGGCTCAAACCACTACTTGGAAAATAAACGACATGGTTCGTGACGATGCCACGGGCGGCGTAAAAACCGTCTATTGGGAATGTCGTGTGACCGATAATGATCACTCAGATTGCTCTGCAGTCGAAGGTGGTAAATTGCGCTTGGAGCCTGATGCCACGGCAGCAGACTTTATTGCGTATGCTGATCTAACCGAAGCCACAGTTTTAGGCTGGGTTTATGACAGCTTAATTGAAGGCGATGAGACTGCAGCAGAAGCAAAGCAGCGCATCGAGAACAATCGCCAGGGTAAAGTCACTGCACAGGTTGCTCGTAAGACAGCCGAAGCAAACGGTATCCCTTGGGCTGCTTGAAAATAGAGGATGAAAACAATGGCAGAAAACAAAAAAACCATTGTCATTAATGACAACGAATACTCCGAAGATCAGCTTACTAATCAGCAAAAAATGATGGTTAATCATTTAGCTGATTTGGATCGTAAAATTGGCACTACTCAGTTTAACTTAGACCAACTTAATGTTGGCCGTGCGGCGTTTATGGAGCACCTTACCATTTCACTCGCAAACCCAGAAACAACTGACGAAGCGGCATAAACCGCTTGTGCTTAAGCCACTAAATGTGGTATTATAGGCGTTATAAAATCAACATGTAGATTATGTCAACGCCTGAAAAAGCTGTATTAGACAGTTTATTCCTTTTCAACCAATCTCCCGATCATCGGCTTTATACACTGGTTGAATTTTCCCACTATTGCCTCTTCCCAATCATGCACAGAAAAGCCCGTTTGTTTTATGACGGCGCTAAACCTGTAGGATTTGTATCCTGGGTCTGGCTGACCGAGGAAGAGGCAAGCGAATTTTTGTCAGAGCGCTGGATGCCGCAGGAACGGCATTGGAAGCGTCCTGATACAATTGATGATCGTTATCAGCTTTGGGGTATCGATTTTATTGCACCCTACGGTCATTCAATACCCATCATGAAAAGCATGATGAAACATTCCCAAACCAGACTTGGCAGAAGAATACCAGCCCGCTGGCGGCGGTTTAAACAGCCAGACAAAGTGCACCAAAAGGAGTTTTAAACATGGGCGGCGGCGGCGGCGGTGGAGACACAATAACAAACACAGGTTTGGGTGACGATCAGTACCAAACCCTTGCTGATAATCAGGCTGGAATCTCAGGGCAAATAACGACTGCCCGTGATGATGCTGATGCGGCGTATGGTAATATATACGATAGATTTGACCAATCCAGAGATCGACAGAATGCGATGTCTGACGCTATTGGGTCAAAGGGTCAGACGTTTGATTTTTCTGGCTTTGCTGATGGCGTAACACTTAACGATAGCCTTTCTGCTTTAAAACAATCTGTAGGTCTTCAAGATCAAGATTTAAAGTACGATGTTAATGGCGATGGTGTAGTAGACCGCCGTGATGGTGAAGGCATGATGAGTAACCTCGTTGGCCTTGATCCCAGCAGTGTTGATACGGGCTTATACAAAGAGTTTGCGGATCAAAATAAAAACCTCACAGACCAGTTTGGTAATGTCACTACTCAGTTTGGTGATCTAACCCGTGATTTAGGTAATCAATCCATTAACATTCAGAGCAATCTTGGTAGCCAATTAGATAATCTCGGCACAACTATGGGTGGGCGGTTTGATACTGTCGATACAAATGTAGGTGCCAACCTTGATGCAATCGGTGGCGTAAGTGATCAGGTCACAGACGTACAGTCCACCGCCGATACAATTGACGATAATACGCAGGACCTTGGCGGAGACATATCTGACTTAGCAGACTCACAAGGAAATCGTTTTGACGATGTTGATGATGCAGTCGATACTGGGTTTGATGAGGCTCAAACTAGCCGTGAAAACATAGGGGATGCCGCCGATGAAGGCCGTGGTGAAATCATCGACGACATTGATACTTTATCTGGAAATCAAGCCGATTATTACGATGATCTTGCCGGCACTTTAGGTGATGTCCAAGAAACAACCGATCAATATTCCTCAGACTTTGATGATTACATCGACAGATATGCAGACGATGTCAGTGATGCTACCGGCGAGCGATCAGATATTTTGTCGGGCACGGAAGATGAATTAGGCCGATTGCGCACTGACCTCGGTGAATACACGCAAGCTGTATCTGGTTACGCCAGCGATACTGATGATACTATTCGTGAAGAGTCAGACTTACTCGGTGACACCGTCGTCGGAGGCTTCACCGATATGGAAGAAAGCCTTGGCACTGGCTTTGCTGACACGCAGGACGTTGTTGGTGAAGAGGTAGAGGGGCTGGACCTACAAAGCCGGCTAGACAACGTTATTGATAGCTTGGGAGGGGATTTGAGCCAGCTGGACGCTGATATGGCTGAACAGTTTGGTGAAGTAGCTGACGCCTTCGACGATCAAGGCGATTTAATTACAGATGAAATCGCAGATAATGGCGACATCATAACTCGTGCGCTTGATGATCAAGGCAATTTAGTGGAGCAACGCTTTGATGCGCAGGGCGAGCTAATAGGCGAAACTGAGACTAACCTAAGTGATGCCTTATCAGCAGTTGAAAACAGCCTTGGTATTGGCCTTGAAGGCGTCAGTGGCGACATGTCGAATTTATTTGATGCTCAAAACGCTACGCTGTCACAGCAAGGCTCACAATTGCTTGGCTTAGGCATGGGTATGGATGGACTGTCTGATCAGCAAAAGGCAGACTTCCAGTCAATTTCTGGCGCATTCGATGCACAAGGTAATCTTATCCGCACCGGCCAAGACGCTATGGGCAATTTGGTTGAACGTGAGATGGACGCCAGCGGTAACATGATCGAACGAAAGTTTGATGATCAAGGCAACATGCTGGACGAAACTAGCCTAAACGTTAACGATGTTATGTCAGGCTTGAGCCAACTAGACACAATTCAAGGTAGCATTCAGCAAGGCTTTGAAGGCGTACAGGACAGTTTTGGCGAGCAAGAGGGCCTAATGACTGAAATGGGCCAAGAACAAACTGCACAGTTTGAGCAAACCCAAGACCGAATTATTTCAGGCTTCGACAACACAGCGGGAACTATGGATACGCAAATCCGTGACATCGCAAACGTCGCCTCGCAAATGTCTGACTTAGACACAGGAATGCGCCAAGAGTTCTATCAGCTTGGTGGCGCCTTCGATGATCAGGGTGAACTGGTCAAAGAAAGCGTTGATGACAATGGTAACATGATCCAGCGATCGATCGACACTAATGGAAACATTTTACTACGAGCGTTCGATCAAACAGGTGAATCCATTGGTCAAAATGTAATTAATATTAATAGAGCCTTGGGAAATTTGGCTGATGTAAACACGCTCCCTGGCTCCAATATTTCAATGGGGAATCTTACCCCTGCTATGCAAGCAGATCCCCGTGCAAGTCAGCCGAACGTGCCAACTTCAGGATTTATGGCACCCTACACGGAAACACGATAATGCACCCAACTACAATTTCAGACGACGGTATCGAGCTTATTAAACGTTTCGAGGGCCTTCACAAAGTCGGCAACGATGGGATGATCCACAGTTACCGTTGTATAGCTAACCGTTGGACCATAGGATTTGGCTCTTGTAAGGGCGTGAGGTCCGGTATGAAGATTACTCGTGAGGAAGCTGAAAAGCGTCTTCGTGACGATTTGCAGGACGCTGAAAGCGAAGTAAAACGCAGCGTTCATGTCCCGCTTACACAAGGTCAATACGATGCACTGGTATCGTTTGTCTTTAATCTGGGCTCTGGTAATTTTCGTTCATCAACTCTGCTGAAAAAGCTCAATCAAGGTTTGTATGGCGAAGTGCCAGAGCAGCTTTGCCGATGGAATAAAGCAAGGGTTTCGGGCAAATTACAGGTGGTTAATGGCCTCACTCGTAGACGATCTGCAGAGGCTGCAATATTCGCTATAGACGCCAAACTGCCTGCCGATGAAGGCGGACCCATCGGTCCCCAAAAAGTTACCGCAGCAGCTACTAAACCCCTTACTAAATCAAAAACGATGGCAGGGGCTGGTATAGCCGGCGCCGCCACTGCGATGGGCGAGATTGCGCCACAAATTGAAGCCTTGGTGCCGTATTCTGACAGCATGAAAACCATCTTTTTGCTGTGCGCTTTAGGCGGCATTGCATTGGCAGCTTACGCACGGTTTTCTGACCACAAGCAAGGCATTCACTGATGTTTGGATTGGTGGGTAAAATCAAACTTTACATTATCATCGCACTTTCTGTGTTGATGCCCATCATACATCTACTGGGGCGCCGCAAAGGCAGAGCCGCAGAGCAAAACAAAATCATTCGTGATGAATTAGACGCACAGACAAAAGCGTCGGACTTTTACAAATCGATGGCAGAGCATGAAGACATTCCTACTACTGATCGTAGCAGTCTTACTGATAGGCTGCGGGGAAACGGTTTATAGAACCAACCTCGAAGTTTACTGCCCCCCGATCAAGCAATACGGCAACAACTTCAACACCAAATTAGCAGACGAAATAGAAAGCCTACCTTCGGAGTTCGATGCAATTCCTGAAGCCCTTTCAAACTACACCAATCTGCGTGACCGCATCCGTCGATGTGAAACCGAGAGGGACAAATTGTAATGGCCAAACAAAACACGGCGCCACGCTACACGTCGATTATGGGCCAGCCTCACATGTTGGCTTACATCAATTCCGATGAAGAAAAGTTGCTGCGATCCCGTGGCGGTATGGGCATTGCTGGTCCTGCTGGAATTAAAGCCTATCCACCTGGTTCCTCTGGCTATGGAAGCGGTGAAGGCACTGGTTACAGCGGCACAACTAATGACACCTCTGATAACGATGATGGCTGGGGTGGCGGTTGGTCAAATAGCGGTGGATCGGTTGGCGGTACTTCTTATCCAGACTATGGCCCACCAGGGACTGGTTCGGGAGGCTCAGGTGGACCAGGAGGCGGTGGTGATGGCGTAGGCCAGCCTTACGTCCCGCCAAGTTCAGACAACGACGGCGGATCTGGTTCATCAGGATCTGGCAATACCAATAATGATGACAATATTGTTGATAACAATAACGATGGCATCGATGACAATTCAATCTGGGGCAACGAAACGCCCTTTATTGACCCGTATGAATACAACGACCTCATCATGGAAAAAAACCCAGATGGGACTTGGAAATATTCAGATACAGCTGCCTATGATTTATCAAGCATTGATCCCAATGAGGTTTCAGACTCCGATTACCAGCGCTACGAGGCGCTAGAAAATCAGTACTACGTGGCGAACCCCACCAGCAACATCAGTGATACGCAATACACACAACAAAAAAAGGTCGCCCGCATTTTAGGCGCATTTGTGGGGCCTTTAGGCTTAGGTTTTAACATCGTTACAGAAATGCAGCGTAAAGGCATTCTACCTGGCCCTATGGCTGGTGTGGAGTTTCTTCCACGTGAAGATGTGCCCGCTGTTACGAACTCTGATCGTGAAAATCGCATTAATGAAGTTTTAAATGACGAAAACCTAACAGATGAAGAGCAGCAGGACGCAGTTCAGGATATTTTAACTGAAGACGCCATCGCTGCCGGTGCCGAGAAATTAGCCGCAGAAATCAAAATTCTGCGTGATGGTGCTTATGGGGCGAACGAAACCCTTAGCCCAGATGATGTTATAGAAGACCCGTCCGCAATCGTAGGTACAAACACGCTAGCTGATCAGGTGCCTACCATAGACGCCGATACCGAGGGCACAAACCTTGATGCCGACGCCTTTACGCAACCCGATGATGACATAGAGGCAAATGTAAGTACCGTTGGAGATAGTGATATTACCACGGCTTCTAGCGTCACAGATGGGACTGCAACTGGCTACACTGCCAATGAAGTTTCAGATAAACTTGATAGTGATTTTTATACCGCCGAGGGCGCCACGGGCGAAGTTAGCGACGAGGCGGTGGTCGATGCAGAGCAGATAGACGTTGAGAAAACGGAGAAGGGCCTCAACGCCGTGGGTCGTGCTCTGAATGACTTTGCCCGTATTGATATATCTCGTGTGATTGACACCACTACCGTACAAGGAAAACTTCTTGCCGATAAGCTTGGTGAAGGCGGATATGTTGATAGTAAGGCTACGATCCTCGGCCAGATGAAAATCATCTCTGATGAATTTAAGGACAGCAACGGTAATCCAAAAATACCTGCATGGGCTCAAGGTTTATCCCGCAACGTCAGCAAGACGATTGCGTTCAAAGGCATGTCTGGGACTGCTGCAACAGCTGCAGTTACAAATGCAATGATGGAAGCGTCGTTAGGTGTTGCTGAAAAAGAAGCAGCCTTTTTCCAGACGTTAACTACGACAAATTTAAACAACCGGCAGGAAGCGGTAATCAATAAGGCAAACGTACTTGCCAACTTTGAAATGAAAAATCTTGATGCCCGTATGGAAGCGGCGGTGACGAATGCTCAATCATTTTTGAAAATGGATTTGGCAAATTTAGACCACAAGCAACAGGCTGAAATTGTAAACACGCAGGTCCGAGTGGATGCTTTGCTGGAAGATAGTAAGGCAGTAAATGCCGCACGTTTGTTTAGAGCCGAAGCTGAAAATGATTTTACAAAATACTACGACAACCTGAACGCTCAGATTGAAATGCATACTGCAGAGCAAAAGAACGCAATGGAGCGGTTTAATACAGGTGAATTAAATGACAATGCAGAGTTCAATGCTACGCTGGAGCAAAGGCGTGAAGAGTTCTACAAGGACATGCAGTATAACGTTGAACTGGCTAATGCTCGCTGGCGTCAAGACGTTACTCTTAAAGAGACAGAAATGGCTTTTGAGGCTGCAAAGACAGACCTTGATAACTTAATCAGCATCAAAAAAGAGGCGCTTACCCAACTTTGGGACAGGGAAGACGCCTTGCTTGATTACACATGGAAAGCTGCTGAAAGCGAACTTAACCGTGACGTCGAACGGTACAAAGCTGACCGCAATTACGACGTGAACATGTCCAAAATTAACATGGAAAAAGACCAAGCCACGGGCGCTGCATGGTTCGAGGGCCTTAAATGGGTCTGGGATGTTGGCGACGGGCTGGACTGGTGGTGATCAAATGAAATTACGCTCCGCAATCGAAAGATCAATTCGACAATTTTATAACGGTAACTTGCCTGATGAGGCCATCGATGCCTCTGAGGACGAATATATCTACACGCTCGAATACCTAGAAAACATTTTTAAAGAGCAAGACGAAGACAAAGCTGAGGAGGAAGACGACGATGAAGTTTGATGGTCCAATTCCTGGCGAGAACTTTACCTCTGAGGTTAAAAATTATCCTTGGCATCGCCCCGCCGATGAAACTGATTTTGTTCGTATAGTCGATAAATCTATTAAGAAAATGGCAACCAAGGAGCGCACTGGATTAATCCTGTCAGCGCTTGAAAGTGGTGAAACTATTCTGGATTTTGTAGCCGGCACAGCCCGTGTTTCAGTCGGTAACGGACGATTACCCATCGACATGGCGATATTAGCCGCTGGGCCCATTGCCAGATACATTGAGAGCCTCGCTGAAGGGGCTGGAATAGAATTTGAACGTGGTTGGGAGCAAGACCCACCAATGCTTACGTCAGCAAAGCTACGGGCCTACGGAGGCACTGTGGCGGAAGTTGAAGAAAAAGACGCCGAAGAAACTTCTGAAACCGGCGATGATGCCAGCGGCTTGATGTCGTACTCTGATCAAACAGCGCCAGAGGATGAACAAGCAGCCATGCTGGGCTTTTTAGGCGAAGAGGAAGCTGAAGAATGAGCATGGTATTTGCCGGCTTTATGGCCGCACGAAAAGAAGATCGTCTTCGTCGTGAAAAGGTTGAACTCGAAGAACAACGATTGCAGGACGATCGGGACTGGCAGTTAAAACTAAAAGACCTGACCAAATATGATGAGCAAAAGAAAAAAGACGACGAGCTCGCTAAAAATGTCGATTTTTTCATGTCGTCCTATAAAATTGAAAGCAAGTATCGCCCTTCTGTAGCGCAGTATATCGAAAGCGTTGGGCTTACAGACACCATGTCGATGTTTGACGATGGAAAGCTTAAATTTGATCCTGGCCGTAAATACGATGCCAATACCTTCATGCCAGAATTTGAGGAGCTCACAAGCAAGTATAACCTTCCTGAAGGTTATTTGGTCACCACAGGGATGCTTGAAAGCAAACTTAATCCTTTGGCTAAAAATCCAGATTCATCGGCATCTGGAATGTTCCAGTTTACGACTGATGTTGCATCGCAATACAAAGTAGATGTTAACGATTGGAAGTCATCAGCAGATGGCGCAGCACGACTAGCTCGTGATAACTTTAATACTCTGGCTCAGATGCTTGGCAGGGAGCCTACAGCAGCCGAATTGTATCTAGCACACCAGCAAGGTGCCACAGGGGCCGCAAACCTTCTTAAAAGCCCATCAAAACTCGCAGCTGATATTGTTGGCTCTGATGCCGTAAAATTAAACGGCGGCAAGCTGGATATGACCGCTGAAGAATTTTCCGAAACTTGGATTGATAAATACCACGGCGAAAGCCAGTCTGGTCTGGCGGCTCTGACAGCCACCCCAGCTAAAGTGACCACCGGTGACGCTGTAGATAAGCCAAAATCTTACGATGATTATGCCGAGAAAGCAGGCAATTACACCAATGCCCTGCGGCAGGTGAGCATCGCTGAGATGGATCAAGCACCGCAGGAGGTCGTAGAACGTCTGCAGAAGCTCGCCGATTCAATGTTGAAAAAAGAGATCCGTGAGAAAGAAATCGAAGCCGGTGTTAACGTCAAAGAAGTTATCGAAGCAGTAGTTACCAATGAAGACGGCAGCAAGCATGTATCAATGGTTACGTTTGATACTGATGGCAAAACTTACGTTGATACCAAAGAGGTGAACGCTCGGCGCATGAGCGAAACGGAAACTGAACAATATTTCAAGGTGCCCGCTCAGACGCAAAAAACTGCCCGTGATTACAGTAATGGCACAGTTGCTATGGCAGAGGGCCTACGCAATGCACAACAACTTATGGACCTCGCTGAACGTCAGCCAGGCGTCATTTCGTTTGAAGGCGATCTGGCTCAATTTATTACTGGTACTGCTCGAAGCGGTGGCTCCATTCTCAGCGTTACAAACCGTCTGTTTGATAACAAAGACACCACTGAGGCTGAGGTATATTTAACGCAGGACGAGCTAGAAGCCGCACTACGTGAAGAAGGCGTATATACGGGCGAAAAGTCATTTTCTGAAATGAACCCTGAAGAGTTCGTGGACAGTTTGATTTCTTCCAACGTTCAATCGCTATCGCAAGACACTACTGTGTTCGAGGCACAGATGATTGCATTAGCATTCCGTGTTGGTCGGTTAGAAGGGCAAAGTGGCAACGCTATGTCCAACAAAGACTTTGACCGCATCATGGAAATGGTTGGGGATTCAAAAGGAGATGTTGGCGCCTTTAAGCGTATTCTTCACGAATACATGCGCTCTAAAATCAAATCTCATGATGACAGGGTACAAACCTTTAATACTGTTGCCAGTGGTTATGGGCAGTTTGAAAAAGTTTATAAATACGTGCCCTATGAAAAGCCTAAAACCTTGGCCGATTATGTACTCGCCCGTGAGGATGATGAGCTAGCATCAGCGGTGGAACTATTCCGATCGCCATTAGCAAGCAGCGCACCTGTTTCGCAGGATGATACAGATGCTGCAACAGCAAACGCTGGGCTTTCTGACGATGACATGGGTTTGCCGCAAGAGCCAATAGAAGAAACATCCGCAGAAAATACTGTAGCCATACCTCTAGAAAACAAAGTGGAATGGGCAAATCAATTTGGCGGCACCGCTGATGAAAAGCGCATGACCGAAAATATGAAGAAGCTGTATGACTCCAATAAAGACGAAAATGTAGGAGAAATTATCCTGCAATATCTCACCGATGAAGCAGCATATCTATCAAAACAACATGGCATCGAACTTACCGCCGATGACCTGATTGCATTCGCTGAGGGCAAATGATGGCTAGCTTTGATTACGAAAAATACGGACTAACACGGCCTGGGGAAGAAGCAACCAAAAGCAGTGAACCTGTAGATACGCAAACTGAAGATACCAGTGATGCGTATTACGAGGCGCTAACTGCGGGGCAGAAGATTGCCTTCGATAGTATGGAGCCCGAACTTCAAAACATGTATCGTGAAAACCCTGTACTTACCGTCAGGGACGAAGGCGATACTAACCCCAGTTCAGCTGGTGAAGATGATGACGTCGTATTTGTAGGCACACGTCGTACCGTTGATGTAACCGACCAAATTAAGGACGTGGCAGAGGCTGCGGATGATAATACTTACGAAGCGTTATATCCAGATGCAGCGACCATAAAGCCATCTACTACTATCAAAGCAAAAGCATTTGATTTTATAAACCTATTGTTTCCCGATATGCCTGAGCAGGACGCACAAGCTGAGTTCAAAAAACAGTCCGCAGACAGAAAGAAGTTTCTGGAAGAAGCGCAGAAAGTTTACGAAGATATTGGCTTTGAGCGTGATGGTGAACGTGTGCTTGAGGAATGGGATGTAGATAAAGATGGAAATCTAACCCTTTTAAATACAACATTAATTCCATCCCCCGATAGCACCGAATGGCAAAGGGTAATGACTAACACTGGGCGCAATATACAGGCGCAAGTGGGTGGCTTATTGACCGAAGGCGCTATTGCTTCTGAAAGTGACTTTGAGCGCAGCATACCAACCTTCGAGCAATCTAGCGGCGAAGACTTTGTGACGGATATATTGACGTTTGGTTTACCTGCCGTGGGTGCCCAGCGCCTTGTAAAAGGTACTCGTGCTTTAGCGGCAGCGACTATTATACCCCAGCAAGTATTGAATTTATCAAAAGTCACTGCTGCTACCCGCTACCTAACAAATACATTGGGCGTTGCGTTTTCTGATGCGGTAATAGCATCCGGAGAAGATCAAGGATTTATTGATCCAAAGGTTATTGAACAGCGGTTTGGTATGTCTTCAGAAGACGCTCGTGATGCAGCTTTATTTTTTGAAAGTATGGCATTTTCCGGTGCAATGGACGGAATTGCTTCAGTTGCCGGTATATTTGGCGGATTTGGAAAAAGACGTGTAGAGGGTGTTCGAGCTTTTACCAGCAAAGACTTTATTCGCAATAAATCTGCACAAGGTGCAATGATGGGAGTGGTAAATTTACTAGACCCATCAATAGCTAAGGCATCGAAGTTTAACCAAAAGCGTAAATTGGCTGCTATGGCAGATATGTTATCAAACAACGCAATGCTCAAGCTGTCAGCGGGTGATGTAGAGGCGTTAATACCCTCTGACTCAGCAACCGCTGTATTAAACGGCGCCAAAAAATATATCGCCAACACTCGGTCGGACATGCGCCGCAAGCTATCACAGGATGAGTTTTTTAAATACGTCGATGAAGAAGCTGGCAAGATGGCTTTAACGATGATTGAGATCGCCCGCACACGGGCTGGTGACCCCGCTACAGTTGCTGCGCAGGGGCGGACCATGAAAGGGTTTGAGAACTTTTTAAACAAAGTTTCTGTCAGGAAAATCCCCGAAGGCCAATCAATACAGGAAGCACTAGAAGGCTCGATTAATGACCTTGTCAGCTTGCGTAATAGCCAAGTAGATGATGCAGCTTCAGATGTCGTTATAACATCTGTAGCCAAGGACCAAGCGCAGGACGCTGTCGATAACTCCATCATGCAGGTTCCAGAGTTACAGAAACTCATGGAAGGGACACCAGACGTATTTAATTCTCAAGCATTTTATGACCGCCTAACTAAGTCTATGACTGGGCTGGAAGGCTCAGGGTCTTTGCTTGAGCAGTACAAAAAGACGTGGGATGAAGTTCAAGCCGCTTATAAGGCTGTGCCAAACGTACCAATTGATCTGAACCTGTTTAAGTCGGAGCTTGATATAGCTTTAGCATCGGCAGGACCCTTAGACACAAGTGGGCCTGCGATCCGCAAAGTATTAGGTGACATCGAAAAGATATTTAAACCTAAAAAGATCGGTTCGGAGCAAGTTGTAGATCCGCTTGGAGACCCCCGTTCACCAGCTACTCGTGACATCATGCAAACCAAAGAAGACTTGATGGAAGGTTTGTCGGAAATCGGTTTTCAGGATTTGTTAAAGTTTAAGCAAAGCTTAGAGCAGTCGATCAGCAAAATGCCTGACAGCGAGGCTCGAAGAAGTCTAGAGCAATTTGCAAGGCACATTACTGACAGTGATGCGGGTCAGTTAGCCTTTGTGGCCAACAGCGTTGATAGCGAGGCCGCAGAAGCAGCACAGACGGCGATCAACAAGTTTATTGATGCCAAAGGTAAGTTTGAAAACTCTACCCCGATGCAGCAATTTTCGCAGGGGGCCAGAGTGGTCACAGGTAAGGGTATGAATACAGCAGTATCAGGAGATGGTGCTATGCGTGGGATGCCTGACCTGCAAAAGTTCTCGACCACAGACATGCCTGGATTGCTTGTTTCGGACAAATCTGGGGCTTGGATGCGTAATTATGTGACGGCGATGGGTGGAGGCGACAATGCTGCACTACAGCCGATGCGTGAACTTGCTGAAGCACAGGCGCAGTATGAGCTTGTACAGGCTATGCGCAGCGGCAGTAGTGATCAGGTCAATCAGATATTTGATGTGCTTAATGGCAACCGCTCAACGCTCGACGCTCTTAATTCAACGTTAGTAGATGATTTGCAGAAAGTCGCAAAAGATTTGCGAATAAAGCAAACTGAATTGGGCGACGATCTGGCCGGTGCAGATGATGCTTTAAGGTCCGCCAAAGAGCGCTTGGCAAAAGCGGAAAACAGCATTCTTGAAAGCTTTATTTCTGATAATTTTCCAGACATGCCGGTATCAAATCCTAAAGAAGCGTTGACGCTTATGATGACCGACAGCGTTGATGGTGCAAATAAAATTGCCAGTTTGCTTGATGAGGTTAGTAAACTGCCTCCAGAGCAAGCTATGGCTGTCAGAGGGGCTATGAAGGGGGCCGTAGTCGATAGCCTCGTCACAGAAGTATTTGGTGCCACACCAATGTCAGTGGTGGGTGATGCGGCCGCATTTAATACAAAGATAGGACGTTTAAAAAACGTATTGGATCGCAAGGGTAATGATTTTCTTGGCGGCCTAAGAGTCATGTTCAAGGATGATCCAGAGGCCCTGCAGGGTGTTGAATTGGCTTTGACGGGCCTTATGCGCCAAAACGTGCCTTCACGCATCAAAATCAATCAGGCGGGATCTGACACAGCCTTCAATCAGCAAATGATCGATGAAGTTAGTGACAGCGTATCGGCTGGGGTGCTTTTAATATTTGGATACATGACACCGGCGGGTGCCTTGGCTCGCAATGTATCTCGTGGTCGGATCAAAGAAATGGAAGGATTAGCCAAAACTGTTGGTGATGAAACACTCGCATTGATTATTTCCAACCCAGTAGAATTTGGGCAGATGGTACGAGATGTCTCAAAAGCACAAAGCAGAGGCGCCAAGGAAGCAATCGCCAGAACATATGTTGAAACTGTAACGCATGGATTGGGCTATCAATTGCGTATCGATGAGACTGGAGAAAAACCTGTGCCTTTGGATCAGCAAATGATTGACCTTGGCGGACAAGCTCAACAAGTTGTGAATGAGGTTATACCCCAGCAGTAAAGAAAAACCCTCGTAACTTTCGCTACGAGGGCCTCATATCTAACTAAACGACAAGGTGACCAAACCCTGTGTCCAATGTTTATATAGCAATACGCTAGCACTTAATAAAGTTTTAAATGCACCAAACTACGCAAAAGTTTACATATTTATATAGCTGTATACACGTTTTTGATTATTGACGATTACAAGTGCACTACAAATTAGTTTAGAAGCATTTAGGTACATTTTATGTATATTTTACAGACGCTTTTGCTGAACTACAGCAGGAGCGTTTTTTTGTGATTTTTCGCTTTTCTGGCTAATTTTGTCACATCACTGTTACAAAAGGCTGGCAAATCGAAGGGAGCATCACAAGTCGTCGGATACAGCAACTAATCCACAAAAACATACAATTTGCCCCACAGCTGTAGATTCGGATATTGTGAGAGCACAGTCTCGTAATGAAGAGACTTAATCGTGGAGTGCAGTCTGACCAGCCGCTTATACTCCGCAAATTTGAACTTTTGAAGTCCACATGAGGGTTTCATATTTAACTAAAGGGATGTCTATGAAAATGACACCACACATGGCCATTGAAAAGGGCCAGAAACTACTCGAACAGTCAATAAAAATGGAAGAACAAGGTCAGGCACTTATCGATGCCGGCTTTGCAGATGGTCGAGATCAACTGGTTTACGAAAGTGCCTTCGGCGGCTGGAATGTCGATGACGTTCACAACACCGATGATTATCACTACGATCCATCAATCGATTTTTTGATTACAAATGCAGCTTAATTAAGGCCCCTTCGGGGGCCTTTTTTATGCCCGTGGATATTGTAGCTTCAACATTGTTTTCACCGCTACATCCCAATCGATTTTACCTGAATATCCACCGTATGTTTCATCTGGCACTGCATGACCAATAATACGTGCCGCTAAGTTTTGTTCTACTTGAGCGTTTTCAAAACGATTTGCCATGGTGGCTCGAAAGCTATGGAACGCATGGCGCTTGGTCTCGAAACCGAGTTTAGACTTGAGCCTATTAAACCGATGGCTAATGCCTTTGGTACGAGTTTTATATTTGTTGTTAGATGACTCTCCTGAAATCAAAAAGCCATCTGTGCTTGTTTGCTTTAAGCGTTCAACCATTTGTTGAATATCAGGATGGATCGGTATTTCACGCTCGCCATTATAGGTTTTTGAGTCCTCTACCACAAAACGGTCGTCTAAAACCGAGGTTACCTTCATGTTGCCGATTTCGTTTAAACGCATCCCAGTGTACATGCCCAGCTTAATAATATCGATTAAGTTTTGATCGTCCTTTTCAACAGCAGCCTCCAGCAGCATGTAGCATTCTGCTACCTCGTAGGGTTTATAAGTGACGTTCGTACTCTTTTTTCTAGCAGCTTTTGTTCGATTGACTGGGGGTAGTATAGATGATCCCACCGCTAAATTTGTGGCCTCAGTATATTTCCCCTCACAATACGCCCAAAGTTTATTCACGTACCCAAAGTTTTTGTTCACTGTTCGGCGTGTCCACTCTGGGTAACCGTTACGACCTTGCAGCATATCATCCACCCAAATTTTGAGCTCTGACTTTTCTATCGTTTCAAAAAACGGAAAGCGCTTGCAGAAATTACCCAGCAAAAACGTTACAGCGCCATCTTTGCCTGAAGGCACGTACCCATGCTGCGTCACCCACTCATCCACGTACTTGGTGGTAGGAGTATAGGCTTTTGTTGCCATCCCAAATGCTCGCACCTTGTCCTTCGTTTTTTCGTCCAATTCTGCGCCAGGTCGCAGGGTGTGCGCCACCGTTTCAAAGGCACTCTCGCCGCCGCCAAGTTCTTCAAATAGCCTTCTGGATTCTTCAGCAGTTGCGTCGAGGTCAACAATTTCGCCTCGCTCTTTTGCCCGTGCAGCTTTGATTAAACTTTTCCAGCGATGGACATGCGGCAGCTTTCTAATTTCAGCCTCGGCAAAGTTATGGGTCTCCAGCGTTTGGATGAACTTTCTTTTGCCAAAAGTGGCGTGTAAATCTTTCGGCACTTGCATCACAGCGTAGTAAGTTTTGAACTGTGTGATGAGATATTGCCCGTTAGCTTTAGTCATGCATATCCTCAGTTTTTATACCTAGGTTTATACCTAGGTTTTTATACCTATGCAACAAAAAGACCATATTTTATTGGTTTTTTATGGACATTATGAACTTAGGGATAGCTTCCCGCTACCCGCTCCAAGATATTTTTATCCAATAAAATCAGTTACTTAAACAAACTGACTAGGATAATTATACCTAGGTTTATACCTAGATATTTATACCTAGGTTTTGATCTATGCATACAAAAAGGCCCCCAGAATAAACCAGGGGCCCTCTTGTTTTGCTTCGGAATCGCAGTTTTTTACACGTCGAACTTAATTTGATTGCGAGTATATGCCGACGAATAGTCGCTGGCATTGTCTGAACTCGAACCAACATAACGATGTTCAATCATTTCGGTGCTGCGAAAATCCCATGATGTAATCCCATAGTCGCCGCCGATTACGCAATCTATCGGCCCAGTTGCCTTTTTGATTGCGTCGTCTAAAGCGTTTTTAATTCGGATCGCATCTTCGAGGTATATTGTACCTTCAAAGCGATTGTTTTGAACCATATAGTTCCTTCCATGCCTTGGGTGGGAGCACCCGTTAAAGTTTGTTTTGCGTATTCGTACCGTTTTCCGCTCGCCAGCTCCTTTTTCATTTGCTGGATGCAACAATGTTTCGCTGCATCCAGCAATCACTTTGGTCACACGTTTATCGCTCGTCAGCATAGATATGAGGCCCTGAAGTAAGCCATCGCTCTACGAATGGCAGCGGGTATCTCATGCAGCCCGTTATGTTGCGCTGCGTATCAAAACATTAACCTAAAACGTTCGACCAAAAAATAGCTGGAAGGGATTTATTTTGAAATCTTTTCTCTTGACATCGGTATTCTCAACGGATCAACGTTCGCTTTTCGTTCTAAACCGCTGATTTGCTTGAAAAAAGCTGCTCCTGACAAGTTAGGACAACATGTAGTGGTGCGTGTCACTAACTGCATATATGCGGTATATGCAAAAGGTGACTCCCAATTGTAAATTTAGAAAGTTTATTTTTGCCCAAATTGAACCATTTTGCCCCGCATCGCACCGAATCGGCCCGAATCACTCTGGCGGTTTTGCCAGAAGGTTGATGATCTGAATAGCTTGCTTTGAGACATCATAGAATTTTTCACCGACAGGCACCTTAACGTTTGGTATTACCTCAATGGGAGCGGCCAGCACTGTGTGACGACTAATAATTGCTGCGTGGGTCATGCCTTGGTTTAGCACAAAAAAATGGCATGGGCGTTCTGTGAACTTTTTCTTTCGATACGGAATCCGCAGTGTGGGAAAATTGAACTCAGGCCCATGCCATCCTAATTTCACTTCAACTTCACAGCCAAAGGATTTGCCCTTGCCTCTCACCAGCAGGTCAACGCCGAAATGGTCAGGGTTTTCGTTGCACTCATAACCCAACTGTTCCCAAAACTTTTGGGCAGTGAATTTTGCAGCATTATCGTATTGCTCGTAAACATCTCGCTCGAATTGTTTAAGCACGGCGCCGCTCCTGGTTTTTCAGGTATGCGCAGTTCCAGCCTCGAATCCATTCACGGGCGTAAAATGATTGCGGCCTATATGGGCACCGATCATCGGTTAAAAAAGCGTTCCAGCCAACTTGGTAGGGCCGCTCTGCGGGGAAAAAACGTTTCATGTACTGCATCCATATTCTCTCCCCCCATCATGGTTTGAGCTAGACGCCGCAGCTGCCACCTGTGCCGCTGATGTCGCAAATATCGTGAGTTTCTATTGCTTCATCAAATTCCTCGCCAAGCTTGGCCACAGCCTCGCTGTATGGGACTGATGTAAGCGGTTGGCCACCACGGGAACCGTCTGGGTAACAAGTGAAGCCACGAAGCCCGTGAGCATATTTGGCAAGGGTTTCGGCAAACTTTGGCACGGTGTCTTCGTTATTTAACTTGGTGCCCCACGCCGGCAGATTGATCGTTGAGGAAATCGACATATCAACGTAACTTTGTACATCACTTTGAAATTTCATGCGCCGTTCATAATCGCTGGCCAAATCCAAAGCGCTCTCAATTGTATCGGGAGAAGCTCCATAGCGATCAATCAGTTGCTGCGCAGCGGAATCGACAACGTATTGGTAAACCCAGCGACTATTACCTTTCAGGTAACGCCTTTTATAAGCAACGGCAAAGATAGGCTCAACACCAGTAGAGGTACCAGCCAATATGCCAATCGAACCTGTCGGGGCGATGGCTCGATTAGCAACAGGGCGAGTGATGCTAAAGCGATCCGCAGTTTCTTTGCTAACTTTGTCAGAAATACCTTCGTAAACCGAAAGCCAATTATGTAGTTCAGGGGTAACTTCATAGCGTGATCCTCTTTGTATAAGCCACTCGTGGATGCCCATTAAGCCCAAGCCCAAGCGACGGTTTTTCGCACGGGTCAATTCAACTTGGGGGTAAGGCAGCTTTGCTTTCATTGTTCCGCAAAGCAAAAATTTTGTGGCCAGTTCTACGACTTCCGCCATTTCGTAGATGTCTTCGATACGGCCCATGTTAATGCTGCCTAAGTTGCAAACATCACTGTCATCAGCGGACGTAATTTCCGTACAAGCGTTTCTTAACGTTTCGTTTTCTTTGTCGAAGAAATTGAAGCTAAAACCAGGTTCGGCGGTCTTCATGGCTTGGTGGACATTCTCCAAAAATACATCGCCAACATCGCCAGTTTTGTAATAATTAAGCAGCCATTCGGTGTCATAATTCACGCTGATATTGGTCATATCTAGAGGGGCAGGAAAATTGAAATCGTGCTGCTTAATATCCCATAAGCTTTGGCCCGTATTTCCCACCATCATAGACTGCCAATCCTTGGCGTGAAGGAAATCCAGTATATCGCCGTGCTTCCAGTTCAAGCTAGCGTAAATGGCCGATCTACGAGAACCGCCTTGCATCACCTTCGACCCAATAGAATTGATCATCTGCATCTTTGGGATCGGGCCTGAAGCTGTGCCGCCAGTTTGATGAATTGGAGATCCAGCGGGGCGGTAAACTGAATAATCGATGCCGATTCCGCCGCCAGTCATGAGGCAGCTTTCCGCCTTCCAACTAAGGTTTGCCCAGTCTTCACGAGTGTCTTCTTCGGCTTTCAACAAAAAACAATTATTGAAAAATTTATTCGAGCGACCAGCGTAATAAAGATACCGGCCCCCAGGGATGAATTTCAAATCCCTTATGAACTCGTACAAGCGCTGGACATCATCCTTTTGCAAAAACTCGCTACATACATCTTCGACCAGAGTTGATGCCAAAGCATCCCAAGTCTCGGCCCCCTCATGGGCATATTTATGATTAAAAATGTCTTCAGAAAATTTGCTCCGAAACATTGGGTTGAGGTTGCTTTTAAAACTCATGGCAACCTCACGCTAAATCAGACAGATCGGGCGCTTCGTAATTAGGCCCTTTCATAATTTTGCCGTCCTTCCGAACAATCGGATTTCCGGTATCATCCAGTTTGCTCATGTTACTTGCATGTACACGGCGGAATGCGGCATCTAAATCCCAGCCAAATGAAGCAGCGTAGCCATAGGCAACGTAGAGCACGTCACAGAGCTCTTTTACGACCTCCTCAGATGTCTCCGCCGCACAAACTTCATCAAACTCCTCTTGCAGCAATTTTAAGCGCAATCGGTCCAGATCCGAGTTCTGGATGTAAGGGTGATCTAACGAATGCCCCATCACACGATGAAACTGTCGTACCATCTCCATTGGTGTTTTCCCGATGTAAGTATCAGGGTTACGCAGGGCGTCATTACCCTCGTCATAATATTCAAATGCCACGTCCATTTTCGGCCTCTTCAAGTTTTTCGATTAATCGGTTGATGTACCAAGCAGCCTTTTTCAAATCCTGAACGGGGTTGTGCTTGTAGGGCCAACGCCAAAGATATTTGAGTGCATTTTGCCAAAGGTACGATTGATGTGCGGGGATCTCTGAACCTTGCACCATGGCTTCCATGGCATCGATGCATTCCAGTTTTCCGTTGCGATAATGTTGCGGCTTATCTACGGCCGCTTCCGAGCGTAGTTCCGCCAAACTTCTAGTGTCCAGCTTGGACAAATCCCACTTCGCCATCAGTGAAACTTCTTTTTGATTGGCACCACTTTTTCATTGTTGGCGAACATCTCTTTAAAGTCATCGTCCCAATCAATTTCGCCCTCTTCATCCAATGCTTGACCAACGGTCATCATTATTCGATGCATGGCGCCAACAGTGCCCAACACTTCAGGGTGAAACTTCAAAACGAAGTGCAAACCGGCGAGCATATCAATCCAGCCACTGGCCGCTTCTCTATCAAAATCAGGGTGAAAATTATACGCAGTGGTGACACCCATTTCACCGTCTTCACCACAATCAATTTCAACGGCAATTTGGTTATCTTGTAGTCTGTTATCCATCAGGGTCTTTCCTGCTAATAAGTTCAAAAAAGTGATCCATATCGATCACAGCTAAAGGTTTGCGGCGGTCAGCTTTTATGATGACCAGCGGCTCGGCACCGGAGGGGCAATTTGCAACGCATTGATCCACAAATTTGTAAATGGCGATGTTTTTCAATGCCTTACATTCAATCGAATATGGAAACAGCCGGCGGGCTTGTGAGGCCATTTGGATGTCTTCACCAGACTGGCCCATTCCCGTAGAGCGCACGTCTTGGTCCGTCAGCATTGGAAACAGAGATAATATTTTGTCTCTGGCTTGCTGTTGAAGACGACGCCCCTTTGCCTTTGCAGACGAAGGTTTGATAGCCATTATTCAGGTTCCAAATACCAGTACTGCGGCGGGTTTTTAGCTGCAGAGTCTGGATGAGCTTTAAACTCAGCTGTAGGCCAACATTGCGCCTTAAAATCACAAAACTCGCAGGTTTTTCCCAAACGCTTACGACCGGTAGGCCGACCTCGCCATTTATCTTCTACAGGCTCAAAGCAGCGCTGAAACGGTGCATTGGTTGTAATAGATTTGACGTTGGTTTTTATGCGCTCTGAAATCTCTTTGCGCTCATCCACCGAAGCATCGCACTCGACCACCTTAACAGCACCGGTACTTTTACAAACAACGATCCAGCCACCAGGCTCTTGGCCCTTTGCAGAAGCATATCCATGCAGCTGTGATACATACCCAAAATCGTCATGGGCCTTTAGGAATTCATACCCTTGGCTCCATTTGTTTGAGAATGACCATGGACTAGCCGACTTTATGTCAAAAACTCTATGATCGATGCTGATGTCGTCAGTGCCTTTGATAACAGTATCGTCGACCTGTAATTCCACCGCATCAGAACGGCTGGTCACGTTTACTTTGGCAATTTTAAGCATCAGATCCGTGATTATTTCGACGCAATCGCCGAGCAGCATGACCATGATAAAATTATACGGCTTGCGGGTGGCTGGAGCGCCTTTTGCTTGCATTTGCAGCTGACATAGAGGTTTGCCAAAATTGCTCATGCGCAAACTAAAGTTGCCGTCCCGTGGAGACAATTGCTTGCGAAGCACCCCTTTGAGTGCCTCGCCCGCTTCATCAATCCAACGATCATCGATAGTAACCTTATCGAATTGGTTGTTGGATATGTTGTCCAAAGCCAAGTGGATTTGGGGTTCAATCATCAGGCAGCGTCTACGAAGTCTGATTCAAGGTCGCCCTCAATCGCATTTAAGGCCCGCTGATCCATCTTTTGGTTTGTAAGGGCCGCATTGTAGGCGGTTGTGATGCCCTTATTTTCCGACTTTATATAATCAGCGATAGCGCCAATGCTATCCACCGTTTCCTGATCAAGCCCAAGCGGGTTACTCAAGTCCGGTTCAAAGTGAAAAGTATACCATACAACAGAGCCATTTTTGTGACGCTTAGAGGTAATTTTAGCCTGATAATCCCAAATATTACGACCCTTTGGAATTTTACGCAAAAACTCCTCATCGAAAGGTTGGAAATTAGTGCCTTTTAGCATCAAAATTACAGGCTTATTTTCGTACAAAATCTTTTCACCAGAGGCCGTTTTGCCCTCAAAACTCACGAGGCCACGAACTTGGCGAAAGCACGTGATTCCGCTATATTTTTCACGCTTCTCAGGCGACATTTCAGCCAGCTGCGATGACTTAGGCTTACCGCAGCGTACTGTACCGGCAGTATCAATTGGCTCTTCTCCAAAATGTGAAATGATTTTGGATTTAGAAACCAACTTATTCAGCGTGTTATCATAGTGCAAATACTGAAAATGATGCGACAACGCTCTAAAAGAGACGTTTTCAGAGTATGCACCTGGGTCTTCACCTTTAATAAAAAAGTGCCCACGGGGTAGAGCATTCCCCTGATCATCGTCGGGGGACGCATTGATCTTTAATTCGCTCATACGGCTAGCACTATTGCCACCGCTTGTTTGGCCCACTGTGGCGCCAAGTTCCTGCGCAAGTTGCGCTATGGATTTTCCATTTGTTGTAACGAGTTCTGTCATAAAATTTCCTTTGAACAGAGGTTTGGTCATGCTGTTTAGCTAGAGGTTTCGTATATCCGAATCTTGTACCCAAGTCAACTATAGTGCACTATATATTGCACAATAAATTAGGTGATGAGCCAGTTTTTTCCAGTCTCAATTTCGATGCCAAGGGGTAATACAAATTCGTAGTCCCAACGCTCAGAGGCTTCTTCCAGAACACCTGACATCGCCCAAGTAAGCACTTCGGCAACAGTATCAATTTCATCAGGATGTGTATCCACTACCAAGCTATCGTGTACGGTCAGGATTAGCTTTGAATGCAGTTTTAATTCTTTAAACCGCCGATACGCTCGAACGCATGAAAGTTGCACCAGATCATTACCAAAACCCTGCACCGGATAATTTTTGACTTGTGTGGCGTTGCTTATGCTTCCGTTGCCATAGCGTTTAGCATTAGGCCAATGATACTGGCGCCCAGACGGCGTTTGTATCAAGCCGTTCTTAACTACACCATCCATCAGCTTTTTATGATACTTGGCGAGACCAGGATATATCTTCATAAACTCTTTAAAATACGCCTGTATGTGAGGTTCTGTGCCCATGCCCTGCCCTCCAAAAAGCGGGCTAAAAGTCCACTTTTTTACGCTACCTCTAAGCTCTTTTGTAACCTCTTCAGGTTTGCAGCGGTGTATAATGGTGGCCGTCTGCTTATGGATGTCCTTGCTGTTGCAAATATCATCGATGATTTGTTGATCCCGTGATAATTCTCCAGCGCAAACCCATTCAAGACTCGCAAAATCCGACTCTGTTATCAGTCCGTTTTCAAATCTGGACACAACGCATTTGCGGATAGGAAATCCACGCTTTGGCTGGTTTTGGAAGTTCGGGTTAGATGAACTTAGCCGACCTGTGCTAGTTACACATTGGTTAAAATTTGTGTGCAAAAAACCGCTGCTGCGTGTCCAGGTTTGAATGCCTTTTACGAAGGAATCCAAATAAACAGAGACAGCGTTAAGCCGGCTAATTTTTTCCAAAAACTCTACCGCCAAATCATTACCTTTTAGGCGAGCTTGGGAGATCAAAATTTGGATCGTATCTTTATCCGATTTAAATCCGTGAATGGCGGCAAACGTGGCATCAATGGGAGTAAGTTTTAACCCTGCCACTTTGCCGGTGGATTGATACAAGGCACCTTTGCCCTGGCAATCAGGGCACTTGGTTTTGTTTTTGTAAGGATCGCCATTCTTTTTCCATTTCTGGATCAAGCCACGGCCATCACAAGTATCACAGCAAATAGCCATAGTCTTGTACGCCACTTCAGTGGTTTTGCGTACAGCTTGTGAAAACTCAGACTTATTCATACGTGGCGGGCGCAAAGCCTTACCATTTGCACCAACACCTATATTAAAGGTTTCTCGGTGTTTTTGACGATCGGTGACTTCCCGACTGTAAATAATTTTTGTGCGATCAATCCCAGAATTTAAATTGCAAATCGTATCGCCCATGACCTCTTCAACAATTTCATTAAGTCGTTTTTCGAGCTCCACTTTTTCTGCTGCAAAAGACATCTCAACATCAGCTAAAGCCTTGAGATCAACCTTGATGCCGTTGCGCTCCATATCAACAAGGCAAAGCAACATTTCACGGGAAAGTTTGACAATGTTGCGCAGCGAACGGTTTTCAGATTGTGCGAAATCATCCAGCTGCCGCAGGTAGACTTCGCCACAAGCAACAACATCTGCTTCGGCGTAAGGAATAACAACGTCATGTAAGGGCATTTCTTCAAAGCCAATGCCTTTTTTCCAAAGCTCCGCAGTCAGATCTGATTTTTTTTGTGTAACGCCCCGACGCTCGGCTGTGGCTTTAAGCGATATTTCTCGCCGTTGCCCTTTGCTTAGTATGTATTCGTGCAACATTGTGCATGATATTAGGGGAGGAAGCTCAAAACCCATTTCCAAAAGCCAAAGCGCATCAAATTTACTGTTGTGGCAAATAAGCTCATCAGCCTCGGATAAGGCCTTTCTAAGCCGGCTTGGATCATCCGGTTTGTCTTGCTCGACATGATGGAATACTAAGCTGCAAACGTCTTCGACACTATCCCAATTCAAAAACCCAAAATGTGCGCTAACGCATTTATTCTGGCGGTTAAATGGACTGTTATCAATTTTGCCGTCTAAGCGCTCTACGCTGACCTCCAAGTCCAAAACTAGCCGCTTCAAACTTTAAACCCAGCAAGTTTTGCTACAATTTTAGTCTGCACATTAATCAGTGCTTGAATAAGCTCGACCTGCTGCTCAAGCAGAGGCTCCAACTCCGTTGTTTGGCGCTTTGTGTATTCTTGCTGTTTCTTACGCAAAAGCTCGTGATATTCTTCCATTTCATCAGGCCCAATCATTCGACATACCGCCCGATGTCAGGCTCAATTGAACAGCAAATTGTGCCGTGAAAGCCGCTGATTTTGTTTTTGGAGATATGAAGAAAGCGGGTGTAATCTACGCTTTCGTCGTCAGCATCACCGTTGTGTTTTCCGATACCCAAAATGATGTCAGCTTCGGCGGCTTTTCCGGTTTTTGAGCCTTCGGCCATGGAGAAATCTATGCGAGTTTTGCCCTCACCATCCGCCGAGGCTTGGCTTACTCCGATCACTGCACACTGATGGCGCTTGGCCAATTCTCGCAAACGGCGATACAGTTCCCTTAATCGCTCATGTGTCGCTGTATATTGGCCAGAGATGCCAACCTTGTCAGCTTGATCAATGATCAGCACATCCGGTTTCATTTTAGACATGTAGCTGTCAATCTTATCCAGATCCCAATCCACCGTGTCCTGCATATCCAAATTATCTGCGATGCGGTTGAACGCAATCATAGCGGTGCTTGGGTCTTCAGCAATTTCGTCACGAGTCATACCCGCAGCTGCTTGTATTGAGCGTAACATTGTTCGGGTAGTTTCTTCTTCGTTACCCAAAATTAGAACTTTGGCGCCCTGCTCACAGAACCCTCCAGGCCCAGCGCATAGCGAAACCAAGAATGTTGTCTTTCCGGTTTCAGGACGGGCTAGCACAATTAGAAATTCGCCGCTGCCAACGCCATATAGATGGCGTGACAGGGTGCGGATATTAAATTCCCAGCGATTGTCATTGGAAGATTTCGCAAGAAGCGTATCCAAATCTTTAGTGGTTGGATCGCCAAAATCATCAGGGGAATAATCCTCGGCCACACGATCCAGCAATGCCCTTAGCAAGCCCATGGCGCTGTTATCACCTTCTGCCATGTTGATGCCGAGGCTGCTGACCTGTCTGCCGATCTCTTTACGCCACAATTTGTCGATCACGTCGTGCGCAATATCTTGCGCAATCTCATTGGACTTCCGGACGTCATCAAGCAGGTCCATGAAGTCGGCCTTTTCGCTATTTGTAGCGATTGGATGATCCGCCAGCCACAATGACAACAAGTCATCCGTACTTAAATCGTGGTTGTAACGATCATGGGCCATCCCCATCAAATCGAATAACTCCGCAGCGTCTTCAGAAAATATTGACCGCTTGAGGCGTGGCCTATTTGTTTTGAAGGTATCGTTGCAGAGGAGAGTTTTTAACAATTGTGATTCCATCGTATCTCCAACTTATGTGCAAATTATAGTGCACTATAGTTTGAGATAGACAAAAAGAAAAGCCCCAATCCTACGACGGGGCTGCTCTATTTGCGTTATTGAAATGTGGGTTTAGGCCGACAGTTCATTGTATGCTGGAATTTCTTCGAGGAGCCGTTTTTGATCCTCTTCGTCAAGTCCGTTTTCTTTAAGCTCGTTAATAACACTCCGCCACTTTGGTGACTTCTTAACCGTTGTCCAATGAACTTTATCACTCTTGATGCTTATGTTTTGCAACATTTCCGTCAATCGTTGCAGACGTTCGGGGTCAATCTTTCTAGCCCATTCCGTTTTAGAAAAAGTACGAAGGTCGAGGGTAAATGTTTTGGTGGTAATGCCACTCCTACTACGGGAGCCAGCAGTCTTACCTTTACCACTAACACCGCCAACTTCGACTGTGGCGTTCTGCACTGCCAAGCTTGGCTTCATATTTTCTGATGTTAAACTGGGGGCATCTACCATCATACCTTGCTTCTCGGCTTTTTGCCGCAGCATTAAATACCGCTTTCGCTCTTCATGAGATAGTCCCATACCAAGCTTAACACGCTTACCCATTTCAGTAAGGCGTTCGATTTGCGCCTTTGATAACTTAGCATTTTCGCCCCTACCACCACGGAAAGTCATCATATCAATAGGCCCTGTAGGACCACGGCGATCTCTAAAATGTGATTGTGGATTTTCTACGCTTACGTGTTTGGATAACTCGAACTCACCATCCATTGCACCATCGGCTAATCGTTCTGCAAACAGCGCCATATGCTTTTCAAGTGCTGTCTCCAAAGCACCGAACATCTTGTAATTCTCTTGGTCAACGTCAAAGTCAAATGCGATCACGCCTCTGAACTGTTTCCTGGCCATTATAGGGTCTCCGCCTGAGTTTTTTTTATTTATTATTTATTTGTTTAACTGATAAGTGCTGCGCATCATTGGTCTCCTCCAAACGCAACACACGCTTAACTTCACATATGCCCAATTCTTTTGGGTCTCTGTCTGTAATTCTCAGAAATACACTGCCTCTAACTTTTTTTATTAGCTTCACAGCTTTGCTGCTTGCATCGTTGTCTAACAATATAAATATATTTACATATATTTGTAAAGCATTTCTTAGTGCACTAGTTAAGTTAGTCCCTAGCAGCGCAACACCAGCCAAGTCTGGGATGCGGGATATGGAGCAGGCTGAAGCTGCGTCTTCAACCAAGACTGCGTTTTTACCCTTCCCCACGTGAATACCTTCACTCGTATCGCCGTAAGTAATCCATTTAGGACCGGCGCCTAATAAATTGCGCCCCACAGCACCAGTCAAAGATTTATTATAAAACAGCACCCGCTTTTCACGAGGTGCATATCGCATCCGTATCAATCCCGATTCATATGCATCGATTGAATTTACCGAGCGCAGATATTCCAGAGCGTGGGGCACATTAGCCAAGCTGGTAGTGATTTCAGGAATTTGTAACTTTGGCTTGCTGCGCACCTTTTCAGGCCCGTGGTCGTGATAACGTTTGGCTGCTGTCAGGGATCTCTCGCCTTGATAACTGCCCCGCACCTCACAGCTGGCCCTGAAGCAATTCCAAAGCAGTTGGCCTGATGCAAGCCGATCGATGGTAAATTTCTTCTGCCCGCCACAAAACGGGCAATCCAAGGTTTTGCGCTCGCCCTCTGCAATCTTAATGCGGCGGACCTCGGTCAATTGTTCACGATAGCTATACATTTTCATACCTCATAAAAAAACCTCGCCAGAGAAAGCAGCTGGCGAGGTTCTTGGTCATCCCTGCTTGCAAGAAGGCGGAGTCAAAACCTTCGGCTTGCAGGGGCGCTGGTGATCAGTCAGCGCTTGGCAACTTGTGTACTGGCACACCGTCCCTGAACCAGCCGTGATCTTCGGCAATTTTGGTAACAGCGTTGATGTGAATCTGAAGGTCATCGATCAATTCATCACAGTGCATCGACATCGTGGTCTGTTCAGAATGCCCGCCGTTTAAAAAGACAGGGCCACCCTTCACGTATTTAACCAGGTTTTCGTAGTTTTGGATCATATCACGATTCATGCTTTCACCAATTGCAATGCAGCGTTGTGATCCCCCGCAGTGCCCGTGCTGTTAGCCTCGTGCAGCCATGTCTGATCTAAAACCAAACCGTGCTCCCGTGCGATTTTCATCATCATATTAGCAGTGTCCGTCATGTGAATTGCACTTTCAAAATGCGCCTCAACAAATTCCTTTACGAGCACCGCAACCTCATGACGTTGAGATTTAGTCGTGGTGGTTGCACCTAGGGTTTCCAGCAGTCCCTCCACAGATTTCACAGAGTTTTTCATACACAAACCCCCTCTGTTGAAGCCGCACGAGATGGCGCATTACAACCACAGCAGTAAACCGTGCTTTGGTCGTAGGTGGACATAAAGCGCTGATCGTTTTGGTTCCAACGAGTGCGAAACTTAAAGAACACCCGATTGTTGCCGCAATTGACGCAATTGTGGGCTGCGTAGCCAGCAAATTTCTGCATTATGACCAATCCTTCCAAGCTGTGCTCGAAACGATCTTGCGCACGAAATCTTCACGCTGCGACATACCAACCGCTTCATTGTCTTTGTTGGCGCTGTCTTTGACGTAAAAACGTTCATTATTGTGCGTACAAAACGCTGTCAGCGCTGAATATGCCGCCAGCTTTGTCTGCCCACGAGTATTCACCTCATCGGAAAATTGCTCAATGATTTTGGTTTGAAAGTTGTCAGAAATAAGACCGCTCTGATGAAGCAAAACTGTGAAATCCGTTTCGCTTATCGCAGTGCCATTCCATTCTCGCAACTGAGCGATACGCAACCCAAAATCCGCAACTTCCTTCCCAATAAACTGCTGTAGGCCATCAGTGCTGAAGCTGTTAGTATGGCCTTTGCTCCAAACCGAGGAGGCATCAAACACCATGGCATTATCACAGAAGGTATCACGGGCGCCTACAGCCACTTTAACGCTGTGTGTTGCCTGATTTTCGACACGCACATCCAATTCAACACGGATCATTTCTCCAGTCGGGTGCTGTATTGCTGCCCCTAGGCTGGGGAAGCGGTATTCAGCACGGAAAAAATTCATGTTTGAGATTTTCTCAGATAATTTCACCGAAGCATGAACATGGGGCGGCATCGCCATCCGAGTGGCAGATTCAATCGCCTCGTGCAGTTCTTGCATCTGAACGATACGGTAATCTTTGCCGGCAAAATGGATAGCTTCGCCTGTATCTTTGCGAACTATTGCGCTCTGCTGATCCATGGGGATTGGCATCACAATTCCGTCCATAATCTTATTGGGCGTTTCGTCCTCAATATAGAGCGGGCGCTTTACCAACTCGATATTGAGCAAATCCAATTTGGGCCATGCAGCAGTCTTTGCACCCATCGCAGCTTTAACTGCTTGCGGTGTGAACAATGTGCGGGGCGCTTCTTTAAGAACAGGGTAAGTCAAGATGGGTACTCCTAATGTTATAATCTTGATTTTGGTCAGGTTGGCCATTCAGCCGATATGAGTGCCTCCGTTATACACAAGATTCGGTACGTGTCAATCTATAGTGCACTAGGTTTAGCAAATTAATGTGCTGGGTATTGTGTTTTACAGCGCCAGACAGAAATTTCCAATATACATGCGATTTTCCTCGTAAACTTGTTTGAAAGCTCGCAAGTCATGCATGGATTTTGTAACAGTGATGTGACAATTTTGTGTGATTTGAGTGAAAAAGAGGCCGCTAGGCCCCTTTTTTAACTCTTTCCGCCGTATTTCAGGTCGTACTGTTGGCAGAGGTATAACATTTCTTGGTGCAGTTGTTCAAGAAGCCGGTCCTCTGCCGATTTACGCTTCTGTATGCGGTCCAATGATGCTGGACGTTCGAGTTTACCCATATGTCGCCTCACGTTTGCTTTGAGCAGCTTCGGCCTGACGGCGGGTGGTCTGCACATAAGTATTCAGCACTGCACGGGATCGATGGCCAGTGATACTTCTCAGCTGATCTTCGCTACAGCCAGCATCTCCAAGCTCGGTCGCAGCACTGCGGCGCAAGTCAGATATTTTGAGGTTGTGGTCGAGGCCGGCAAGCTTACGCACCAATTCTGCTTTCTTGCGGTATAACCTTCCAGAATACCGCTCGCCTGTACCCTCGTATTTAGCAATGGTCTCGTCATGCTTGCAGTTTGATAGCAGCTGTATTTGGCGGATGCGCTCCCGCAACATCGCTGTCGCAGGGATGTCCATGTCGGCGCCGGTCTTTTGCTGCTTAAATACGAAAAAACCGTCTTGATAGTTAGACCAAGTCATATTGCGACAATCGCTTGGACGCTGGCCCAATTCAAATGCCATAGCAGCGATCGTACCGATACTTGTAAGCCCGTTGGAATCTGCAGTTGCGATAAACATATTCAATTCGTCACGATGCCAGCGAGTGGTACGGGGCGAAGTTGGTAGCAATGTCAGATCTGTGAATGGGTTGCTCACGTTGAAATCAAAGCTTGGCGCCTTGTTCCAGATCCGCCGCAAAACCTTTATCACCTGATTGGCCGTGGCCAAGGATTTCTGCTTGCGCAACTCCTTATATATAGCTTCCGCCTGTCGTGGGCGGATATTGGCAACCAGCTGCTCTGTAAATGGCTTACTGCCAATTAGCGTTGCTTCCAGCACAATACCCAACATCGTGGCGTAATTTCGTTGGCTATTCTCTGCTAAAGCGTCCCAGCTGCTCGAATTTTGATAGGCTAGAACCAGGGCGCCAACAGTGCTGTGAGTACGATCCTGAAACCGCTCACCTGACTCCTTATATATACCCAGCGCTTTAATCGCCTCGTCGATGCGGGCCAAGGCGTCTTCCTTCCGGTCGTATTGCTCGTATTTAAAACCCAGTTTGTCAGACAGGGATTTACTCGGCTTGAAGGCGTGGGCAATCTTGCCACTCTTCAGATTAATCTCTTTATAGTGCGGAATTTTGGTCATTACTGTCTCCAGATAGATATGGCACAAAGCATAGGTCCCGCACGTCAAAACGTCAATCCGTAAATTTAGCTATTGCATAACATAGTGCACTACAGTAAAAATGATTCTGTACCCAGCGGATAAGCAATCTCCTCCCATCATGCTGTTGGGTACAAAGGGCAAATCTTCTACGCTCTTGTCCTTTTTGCTAGTTGGTGCCGTTTCTGACCTTTTTCTCTCAATTCTACTCCAGAAACGGCACCTTTTTCACTCGCACGTCAAACGCATTTGTATGCTCATATGTATATACAGCCTTCTGACAACTTATCCTGACATAACGCTGAACTTTGCAATTAGTGATTTCACGTAAAATTTATTTCTTTTTCATAGTGCACTATGTTTTGCTTTACAAATTTAGACCTTTTTGGGATTCTGATTGCACCGGCCGGCGCCCGACCAGCGCTGCTTTGGCCGGCTCATATCTAGCAAAAAGGAAAACCCAACCATGGGATACAATTTCAGAAACACGGAAACGGCAACGCCGGCATTGCTCAACGGCAATGTGAATTTAACCTTAAAAAGCCGAAACAAGAAAACCGGTGATATACCGGTATCAACCAGCGGAAAGCAAACATGCCCCGACTCTTGCCCACTAAAAGCAAGCGGCGCTTGTTATGCCATGACGGGCCCGCTTGGCTTATTCTGGCATAAAGTATCGATCGGCAATGCCGGCGCAACATATGACCATTTTGTAAAACAAGTGGCCGCTTTGCCTGATGGTCAATTGTGGCGCCACAATCAAAGCGGAGACTTGCAACCATCATACACCGATCGGGAAACGATCGACGCACCGAAATTGCTGGCATTGGTTGAAGCAAATCGGGGCCGCAAGGGTTTTACATTCTCGCATTTCGACCCGATCGCAAACCCGCTCAACAATTATGCGCTGGCCATGGCCAATAATAACGGCTTCACGATCAATTTAAGCGGAAACGATGTAAACCACGCCGATCGGCTGGCAGATACAAATTGCGGGCCGGTTGTTTCAGTTTTGCCGCTTGAATATGAGCGCAGAACAGAACGGACGCCGGCCGGCAAGCAATGGGCCGAAACGATCGCCGAATATAAAGACCGGCTGGCAAGCTTGCCCAAAGCAACACCGGGCGGGCGCCGCTTGGTTGTTTGTCCTGCCACCTATTCGGACGATGTTTCTTGTAAGACTTGCGGGCTTTGCCAAAAGCAACGGGCAACAATCATCGGTTTTCCTGCACATGGCACAAGCCGGCGCAAAGCCGATGCCGTCGCAAAGGGAGAATTGACCCATGCCTGATATTTATTGTTCAAAATGTGGCGAGCCATGGGACGCCGATGAATTGCACGACGTGCCGGCGATCAATCCCGATCGGGGCGCCGGTGTCTTAACTTACAAGCAAGCGGCCAAAATGTTTCCGGCCTATGGTTGCGGGCTTTGGGTCGATCGTTTCGACGGTGGCGCTTTTACACCGTGCACGGCGCCGATCGTCGATGATGTCAGGGCAGAACATGCATCCGTCATGCATTCAATAAGCCCGTTTCCGGATGATTGGTTGTGATAATGTATTTACTCGCATGGACAATTAACCACGGCCAAAACAATCTGATCGACCATCAGATAATAGAGGATGAGCCGCAAGCTGTTGCGCAATGGGTTGATTCAATCCAGACGCAAGCCGACGTTCATTGTTGGGCCGCTTGCAAGATATTAGAGGCGAGCGAGCCGCATTGGATAGAATAACATGGCGCCCATATATCAGGCGATCGGCTTTGCTGTGTTTTGGCTGGCCGTGATCGATCTAGCCTATAATTGAAAACAAATAAGCCGGCCTTAATTGGCCGGTTTTATTTTGTCCTAATGTTGACCAGGCGGGCGCCGTGTTCCTGGTAAGCAATGGGCCGATCGCAAGGCCGCTTTAATCAATCCCACGCAATGCCCAAAGCCGGCGCCGTTGCACGTTACACGGCCGCATGTGGCGATCGCCGGTTAACTTGTCAGTCCTTGCCCCGATCGGATGCAGGGCCGCCGCTGCTGTCGTATAGGTGCACCGCTAAGGCCCGCCCGCCGGCTTATGAAAATTGCCAAGCGGCCATTGCCGGCGATTTTTGGGGCCCTGATTTGCGGCGTTATTTTATTTGTAGATTGATTTTGTAGATTGATTTTTATCAGGCCCAACAAAACAAGGGCAATTAGCGATCGGGGCCGTTAACTTATGGTAAGCGGCCCTTAGATTCGGCCTGATTTTCTATAAATTTAAAGCTTTTTCGCTCGCAATCGGCCCCGCATGTGACAGGGCCCCCCATACCGGTAGCGTATACAAACCCAACCTATTTTTGAAAAATTGGTACTGTAAAATAGGCCCTGCTTTAAAGCACCCCATGCGGACCATTTCGGCGGATCTGTCAAAATGCTTGCGGCGGTGTGCGGGAAATTTACAGCAGCGTCTGTAAAGCCAATTTTAGTTCTATTTCGGAGCATATCGGCTTGTCCTGAATCCCATAATTTGATACAATAAGGGCACAGGGAAACCTGTTCATATCAAAGGCTCTAATAATGGGCAATTACGGAACTGATGCATCATTGCAGGTTCCCGTTTCTCTCGAATTTGACGTAGATTTAGACGATGACGGCGTAAGCTATTTTGTGGCTAACGTTTACATTGCGGATACTGATGATTCACAAGAGATACGGGTCGAAACTGATGAAGTTGTGGAGTCACTAAGTGACTTTTATGGCGATGTAGAGGGCTATCAGCACCTTTACGTTGTAGCGCACGAACTCAATCGGGTTTCAGAACAATTGAGGGAAAAAGCAGGTTTGATAGAAGACAGCGTTGTTGCTGTAAATGATCTCTTCGACCTGGACTATGACGACTGAATCTAAGCGATGTGGGCGTTGTAAAACAATAAAACCGATTGAAGCATTTTACCTCAATCGGTCTAAAAGTATGGGCAGGTCGTGCACATGCAAGGAGTGCTTTAATCACCATCAGGCAATTATTCGGCGGTTACATAGCGAGCACCAAGTTTCTGATGGTCATTTATGTCCAATATGCTGGCGTTCGGCGGATCAAGTAACCACTCCAAGCAGTCGCACTAAGACCCCGTGGCGTTTAGATCACGATAATGAATCTGAACTGTTTAGAGGGTTTTTATGCGATGGTTGTAATACGGGCCTAGGTAAATTTGGGGAAAGCCCTGAGCGGCTAATGAATGCGATGGTGTATTTGTTGGATAATGCCAGTCACTTTGGAAGGGAGTAGTATTACCCCTCTCCAAAAGGCTTCTTATTTTACCATGTTCGCCAGAAAAATCAACCCCTAAAACACAATATGTTGTTTTCTGTGGTTGTGGAAAACAAAATATTGTGGTATAATACGATCATATCCCAAAATTTTAATACTTAGGAGTACCACCATGAAAGCTGGTAAAGCTAAATGTGGTGCGTCCAATCCCCCTGCACAAAAATCTACGCCCAAAATGATGGGTGGAGGTATGGCTTACAAAAACTCTAAGCCCAAAATGATGTATGGCGGAATGGCGCATAAGAAGAAAAAGGCCTGATCGATGCGTAGACCAATGCCTAGACAAAACCGCCCTGCAAACAGATTATCCGGTCGGCCGATGCCAGCTGGAGGACAGCGTCAGGGAATGGCTCCACAGCCAGCCCCACGTCAAGCTATGGCTGCACAAGCCGGTGGCCGAGCGGCAATGCCAAACCCACCGCAGCCCGCTAGACGGCGCATGGCTGCGAACCCTGCACCAAGACCTATGAATCGAGGCGCTCGCCAAGAAGTGGCGATGCAGGACAGCAAAAGACGTCCAGCGCCCGCACCTAGACGTCCAATGAACTAATGTTTTGGGTGGCCTTGGTTTTAGCCTGTAAGGGGCCCATGGCCATACACTGCCAACCAATAGTAAATTCAAACGCATTTCTTAGCCAAACTGAGTGCATCGCTGATGTGCAAAATGTCGTAAAGCAACTCACCGCCCAAAAACTGATGGCGATGGGGTCCTGCTTCAAAATCAAATCTGGACTTTCAATCTAGCAAGCACTTTCGGGGGGAAAGATGTTAGCCGAAACATTAGCCGTGGTCAGTGCGGCCAACGCAGCTATTGGGCAAATCAAAACCTTAGTCAGCCATGGCAATGACATCAGCAGCATGGGGCGCCAACTTGGCGCAATCCTGACCGCTGAAGAGACATTACAGGCTCAAGGTAATAGCAAAAAGAAATCGCTGTTTTCAAAAGCCTTGGGCAAGGACAACGATTCATTTGAAGAATTTATGCACCTCGAAAAAATCCGTGAGGCTCGCAAAGAAATCGAGTCGATGATGAAAATCTACGGTCGAGCGGGGCTTTACCAAGATTGGGTCAATTTCCAGCGTGAAGAACGTGTTCGGAAGAAACAGGAAGCGGAAGACCGTGCTAAGGCTAGAGCTTTTTTCGTTAATCTGGCGCAGTGGTCTATTGCCGGCCTGATTATGTTTGGATCGGCATTCGGATTACTCTATTGGGCATGGCTCACTCGTGGCTGGTGAAACTTTAATCAGCCACTTTCCCCTACCATCGATGCCGTTTCAAACGCACGTAAACATCGTGTTTCAAAACGGGGTGGGTGAGCCAACGGAGAAAATGGCGAGATCCGAAACAGGCGGTACGAAGCAAGAGCTCGATCCCGATACACCGGTTGAAAACCTAAAGATCGTAAATCAGAAATACGCCTATCACCCAGATCCAAACAAACTCCGAACACCAGACGGTCAGATCGTGGACTTCGTTGTGGCTTGATAAAAAAAGGCTGGCTACTCAAACCCAGAATAAGCCAGCCAGAAGGAACATGTCGACCTCGTAATGTCGGGAAGAGCATTACGAAGAGGGTTAGACTGACTTCCCCAACCATTGACGGAAGCCAGCCCGTGAAACATTCACTGGTAATAAATATTTCACCTCTGATGATTGCCTCACTTATTAAAGTGTCAAAACGTTACCTAACGTCACAATTTTAAATTTTCATTCACTTGCTTAATTTTTGATCACTATTCTAAATTTGCATCACCACTTTCTTCACTATCCTGTGCTGTTCTACTGCCTGACATAGCAAATTCAGAATTTCCGACATAAACAATCTGACTGCCCGCCCGAACTGACGCACCGCATTTCGTACATCTGGTTTTAGTCACAGCCTGATCCGCAGTTATATCAGGCCCAAATTTCTCAATAAAAGCTTTAACGGGTATTAGTCCAGCGTGGCCACACCAGCATCTGATGCTCAAGTGATTGTTTCTAATTGCTCCGAGTCTGGTCATATGTTCACATTTTGTTCTCATTGGCAGAATTGCAATGGCAAAAGTCGATAAATCTAAAATGAAGTGCAACAAACCTCGGCGCACACCCGAGGGGCCAAAGAAGTTCGTGGTCAAAGCGTGTGAGGGCGGCAAGGAAAAGATCATCCGATATGGCGACAGTTCCATGCGGATCAAGAAGTCCAATCCTGAGCGCCGCAAATCCTTCCGTGCCCGCCACAAGTGCAGCACTGCGAAATCAAAACTGACCGCTCGTTATTGGTCGTGCAAAAATTGGTGAGCCCATGTCCTTAGTCAAAAACATGAATAAGCGTAAGAAGGCTGGCACTTCTCGCTCCAAAAAAGACAGCACTGTAAGCCCGAAAGCCTACAAGGACATGAAGGCTGGCTGGCCCAAAAAGGGTAAGAAAAAATGAGCGAAGACCGGCTTACACGCATGGAGGATAAACTCGACAAATTGTCAGAAGCTGTCCTCGCCATCGCCCGAATGGAAGAGCGAATGCTCACCGTGTTTAAGCGGTTGGAAAACGTGGACGGCAGCATAAAGAAAATGGATGACCGCATCGATGAGATGGAAAAACAAGCCATCGCCAGAGGTCAAAAAATTGCATTTGCCGAACGCATATTCTGGATGATCTGCACGGGCGCCGTGGGTTTAGCCTTCATATATTTGAGGTAGGCATTAGCGCTTCGAGGCGAGTTATTATTAAAAATTATATCCTTTGGCGATACAGAACCGTTTCAATGCGGAAATCAGTATTATCGTAGCGGCAACATTCTCCTGATTTGAATGTTTCCAGTATGATGAATCATACTCTTCGGCGACCAATTCGTGTAACTGCAATAAATTAATCTTCGTTTCAGTAAAGCATTCGTAAAGCTTCATTTCTTCAGGGCCTGGATTTATCAACAGACCTTCAAAAGCACCCAACAAGTGAACCATTTGACCCTGCTGGTCATACCTATCCCAAACCGATTTATTGAAGGCATTAGCCTGAGTTACCAGAGTGATTAGGAAAACTAGCGGAAGTAATTTTATTTGACGTAAGCGCATCGCATTGGCCTTTGTCCAGCTTGAATTGTACTGCTGTATGCAATTGCTCCCTGAATGTGATGAAAGCAAGCATTCTGCAGCAGCATTCGTTGAGGGTCGAGGGCGAACATACAAGAACTTTGTTCAGATTTTTCAAACGACGACCATGAAATCATTTTACCTGTCCACGAACCCACAGGATATGTGGCATCCGCTTGGTCAGTTTTAAATCTTACGGTTGCTGTAGATTTATCAAAATCCAAAAATATAAGGTAATCAGGCTTTTCAATGTTGCAGACTAAAGCAACCACGCTGTCAGAGGCAGCAACCTGAGAGGCTACTATTATAGAAAACGCCGTGGCTATATTTCGTAATAGCTTAGTCATTTTTATCTTCCAACATCACATTGATCTGCTTCACGACTTGATCGTTTTCACCTTCCAGAAGCGTGACTCGTTCTGACAGTTCTTTGATTTTCCGGTTAAGTAAAAACCACATGATTATCACTAAAAGTAACGCTAGTGCTTCCATAATCACCCTCTCAATTTAAGATCAAACTGTACGGAAAAGTATGGATATTGCAACTAAAGAACTGACAGACAAACAGGCTGCTTTTCTAGAAGCACTTCTAGGCGAGGCCCGTGGTAACATCCGTCTGGCTATGGACATCGCTGGATATTCCAAAACAACAGCCACCACAGAAGTCGTTGGCCCTCTAAAAGAAGAAATCACAGAACGTGCTGGTATGATGCTGGCCATTAATGCGCCTAAAGCTGCATTCGGCATCATAGATGTTTTAGACGATCCATCGGCACTAGGCGCTCGCAACGCAATCTCTGCTGCCCGTGAAGTTCTAGATCGCACCGGTCTGGTGAAAAAAGAACAAGTTGAGATTACCGCAAACGCCGGCGGTATGTTTATATTGCCTCCGAAAACTAGCAATGATGTGGCAGAATAAATCTAGACCAAACAAAACCGCCAAAGTACCATACGCCTATGTACCTAGCGAAGCCGATACATTGGTTCTTATCCCTGACCCTGAAATGGTTAGGTGGGTGGAAGACGCTCTTGATCATCTTGATCAAGGCCATAGCAGTCGCAGGGTGGCGGCGTGGTTGGTGGAAAAAACTGGCAAAAAGATTTCTCACCAAGGCATCCTGAATATTTGGCGGGAGCGTCGTGGAGATACATCCAAAACAATCAAAAAACTAAATAAAGCCGCTAAACAAAAACGGCCTAAAACAAATCAAGATAAAAAACTAGCAGCAGTAAAACGTAAGAAGTCAGACGCTAAACGTGTGCTGACAATGACGGAAAAAAAACTTGCCAAACTTGAAGGTGAGAATGATCATCAAAACCCCGTTTCGGACAATTTAGATTTTAACGTTGTTCAGCAAAAATTTGCGAACCGAGACATCATTTTCGAGCCGCTCCCTGGCCCGCAAACCGAATTTCTGGCGGCACCGGAGCGGGAAGTCTTATTCGGTGGGGCAGCGGGGGGCTCAAAAACCTACAGCCTCATCGCAGACCCTCTCCGATATTTCGGAAACGGAAATTTCAATGGTCTGCTTTTGCGGCGAACCGTTGACGAATTGCGGGAAATCCAGTGGGCCACACAGAAGCTGTATCCGCAAGCGTACCCGAATGCGAAATGGTCGGCGAAGGCGAGCCAGTGGACGTTCCCAAGCGGCGCTAGAATTTGGCTGACTTACCTAGAACGCCCTGAAGATGTTCTTCGCTATCAGGGACAAGCGTTTAGCTGGATAGGTTGGGACGAATTAACCCAGCATCCAACGAGTTTTGCATTTGATTACATGCGCTCAAGGCTTCGTACTACCGACCCGACGTTACCGCTATGCGTCCGTGCGACCACGAATCCAGGTTCCAGTGGGCACGGTTGGGTTAAACGCTTATTTGTAGACCCCGCACCCGCTAACACACCCTTTGCTGCTACAGACATTAATACAGGTGAAACGCTGGTTTACCCAGCTGGGCATGAAAAAGCAGGGCAGCCGCTATTTATGCGGCGGTTTATCCCGTCAAAGCTTTCAGACAACCCTTATCTAGCAAAAGACGGCGTTTACGAAGCTAACCTATTATCGCTTCCTGAAAACCAACGGCGGCAATTACTGGAAGGCGATTGGACAATTGCGGAAGGGGCTGCGTTTTCTGAGTTCAGACCGGACATTCATACCTGTGAACCATTTAACATTCCCCCTGAATGGCGAAGGTTTCGTTCATGTGATTTTGGGTATTCAAGTTTTTCAGCTGTTCATTGGTTTGCGATCGACCCTAATTACAGCACCCTTTACGTCTATCGAGAATTATATGTTTCAAAGCATACGGGTCGGGACTTAGCTAAAGCAGTTTTAGCCGCTGAAGCTGGTGAAAAAATGCAATACGGAATATTGGATAGCTCCTGCTGGCACAATCGTGGTCAGATTGGCCCAAGCATAGCTGAAGAGATGATTTCCGAAGGCTGTAGATGGCGCCCAAGCGACCGATCGGCTGGTTCAAGGATTGCGGGCAAAAACCGCCTCCACGAATTACTTAAAGTCGATGAATATACTGAGCAGCCAGGAATTATTTTCTTTAATACCTGCCGCCAAATCATCGCAGATTTACCAGTAATTCCCTCTGACCCAAAAGGTACTGACGACATCGATCCTCGCTACGCCTCTGATCATACTTTCGACAGCATTAGATATGGGATTCAAAGCCGCCCACGAGCCCAATCACCCTTTGATTTTGGCACAGGTGTTTCACAACAAGGCTGGCAACCATCAGATTCAATATTTGGATATTAATTAATGGCACTCATGGACAAACCAGAAGGATTTGACGCTGACGAGGCGACTGAATCTGATACAGTTATGAGGCTGGAAGAAGAAGGTGACGTTGAACAGGAAAATATTGACCTGTCTGGTGTTGCTGCCTTCGTACAATCACAATTTCGTCGTTCCAAAGACCGTCGCATGTATGACGAAGATCGCTGGTTACGGTCATATCGAAATTACCGAGGTTTATATGGGGCTGATGTTCAGTTTACCGATACGGAAAAGTCCAAAGCTTTTGTAAAAATCACCAAAACAAAAGTTCTAGCGGCTTATGCGCAATTAACCGACGTTATTTTTGCAGGACAACGCTTTCCAATTGGAATTGAACAACGCCGGTTTCCTAACAACGTAGCTGACGCAGTAAGCTTTGACCCAAAAGGTTTAACCGATGAAAAGGTCAAAGAAAAAACAGGCGTTGACTACAAAGTTCCTAAAAAAGTTATGCGTCCTGATGTGGCAAAAGATTTAGGAATTTACGAAGATCAGCTTGAGCCTGTTAAGGACGACTTGGAGCTTGGTGACGGTAAAATTCCTGGCTCTATAACTTTTGAACCAGCAGACCGTGCTGCGAAAAAGATGGAGCACAAAATCCACGACCAGCTGGAGGAAAGTAACGCCTCAAAGCATCTTCGGTCAGTTGCATTTGAGTGTTCACTCTTTGGCACAGGCGTCATTAAAGGGCCATTTGCCCATGACAAAGAATATCCAAGGTGGAGTGAGGAAGGCGAGTATGATCCGCTTTTTGAGACCATCCCAAAAGTCGAATATGTAAGTCTATGGGACCTGTACCCTGATCCTGATGCTCGTAACATGGGTGAAGCAGAATATATCGTCCAAAGACATCGCTTAAATCGTACACAAATGCGTCACTTGAAAAATCGACCGCATTTTCGTGAAGATAGCATCGAATTAGCATTAGAATATGGCGCCAGCTACACCCGTGAATACTGGGAAGATACGCTGGACGACAACACAAACTCCGAGGGTGTAGATAGGTTTGAAGTGCTCGAATATTGGGGCATTTTGGACGCAGAATTAGCAGATGAAGCTGATTTTGAGATACCAGATGAATTAGCCGATCGTGATCAGGTCCAAGTCAATGTTTGGATTTGCAATGGTCAGATTTTACGTCTGGTTCTCAATCCCTTCACACCAGTTCGCATTCCCTATGCTGCCGTGCCTTACGAGCTAAATCCATACTCATTTTTTGGCATCGGCGTAGCTGAAAATATGGAAGACACTCAGCTGATCATGAATGGTATGATGCGTATGGCGATAGATAATGCTGCGCTGTCAGGAAACCTCCTAATTGAGATTGATGAAACTAATCTTGTCCCTGGCCAAGACTTATCCGTGTACCCTGGCAAGGTGTTTCGCAGACAGGCGGGAAGTCCAGGCCAGAGCATTTTTTCGACCTCATTTAAAAACGTCAGCCAAGAGCTTTTAATGATGTTTGATAAGGCTCGTCAGTTGTCAGATGAAAGCACTGGTATACCCTCATATAGCCACGGAGTAGGAGGTGTGATGGGTGTGGGACGAACCGCAAGTGGTATGTCCATGCTCATGGGTGCCGCAGCGCAAAACATCAAAGCCGTGGTGCGCAATATAGACGACTATTTGCTATCCCCGCTGGGCAAAGCGATGTTCAATTTCAACATGCAATTCGCCTTCGACAAAGAATACACGAAGGGCGACTTGGAAGTTAAGGCTCGTGGCACTGAAAGCCTGATGCGCAACGAGATCCGTAGCCAACGTTTAATTCAATTTATGCAGATGGCTCAAAACCCAGCAATGGCGCCATTTGTAAAGTATGATTACATTTTGCGTGAATTAGCGACATCGATGGACCTTGATGAGGATAAAATCCTTAACGACCAACGTGAAGCCGTGATCCAAGCTAAAATGATTGCGGAAATTCAGGCTTTAATGCCCCAGCAAGCACCAACACCTGAACAAGGTGGAGCTCCTAGTCCCAATGATCCAACCGGCACAGGCGGGGGTAATCCTACTCCTGGCAATGCTCCAGAACCAGGCGCCAAAGGTTTCACCGGAGCCGGCGGAGGAGACAACGGTGGCGATACGACTGGCGGACAATCTCCGCAGGGCCAGCAGCCACAATAAGGGTAAACTTTGAATAAAGACGATTATCGTAATCTCTTACCGCTCGTAAATGATCGGTCGAAATTACAACTGCTTCAGGAGTACGCAGCCTCTCGCATTTCATACATGCACGGGTTGTTGGAAACGGCAAAAGACCAATCCCGCATATTAGAAATACAGGGCGCAATCGCTGAATTGCGCAGGTTCGATACCTTGAAGGACGAGGTCAAAGAAAGGGCCAAGTAATGGCATCAAACAAAGAAGCTAGAAAAGGCATTCGCTCAAAAGCTGGTGCTGACATGGCCAACAAACGTTTTCAGTTAGATGAAGACAAAGCTGATTTAGACAAAGACGGAAAGCTGTCGAATTACGAACGTGAGCGAGGCAAAGCGGTCCAGAAAGCGATTAAAGATGACGAAATTATCGACGAAGAACGTGTTGGTATGTTTCATGGTGGGATGCCTTGCGGGATGGATGATGGGCTTATGGTTGACCCCGAAAGTGGAAACGAAATCCCAATCGGTTCTTCCCCCGAAAACGTGCGTGACAACCTCGAAATTATGATCTCTGAGGGTGAATATGTTTTGCCCGCTGACGTAGTTAAGTGGCACGGCCTGAAACACATTATGGATATGCAATCGGAAGCAAAACTGGGGCTAATGTCCATGTTTGCAGAAGGCTTAATTCAATATGTTGACGAAGAAAGCGCTGATACCATTCCATGTCCTGAATGCGATGGTGAGGGTTGTGATCATTGTGATGGAAAAGGCTATCACTATGCGGACGAAAAAGAACCCGATAGCGAAAGCGGTGCGGACACCGAAGTATCGGATGAGGGTGATCCCGAACAAGAAGAAACCACAGAGACAATCGAAACACCGCAAGGCAATGAGATTGAAATGGCAGGAGTAGAAACAACCTACAACGAGCCAATTCTTGAGGAAACCGAAGACTACCTCGCCAGCGATTATGGCAAAACTTCGGAACCCTACGGCACGATGATGAAGCAGAAGATCGCATTTATCGTGTGAACCAATGGGCCACCCGCAAAGCGGCCCCCACGGAAATTTTCAACATGGCAAAATATAGACGACAAGAGGGCATCAGTACCCTTGAAAAAGAAATTGAGTCTGAAATGGCTCGCACCACCCCCACTAAGGTAGAGGTTCGAGAACCTACAGAAGCAGAGGATGGTTCGTTTAAAAAACGTTACGGTGACCTGCGTCGGCACTCGCAACAATTAATGCAGCAAAAAGATGGTGAAATAACCCAGCTGAAACAACAGTTGGACGCTGCTGCAAAAGGACAAATTAAGTTTCCCAAAACTGACGAGGAAATCGAAAACTGGTCTAAACGCTACCCTGATGTTGCCCAGATCGTTGATAGCATTGCTCAGAAACGAGCCAGTGAAGCACTAGCGGAAGGCGAAAAACGACTAGCGGGATTAAAGCAGCTTGAGCAAAAGCTAACCCGCAAAGAAGCCGAACAGCAGTTGTTAAAGCAGCACCCAGATTTTATGAAAATCCGTTCTTCACAACACTTCCATGATTGGGTCGCCCATCAGCCCGCATACATCCAAGACGCCCTCTATAAAAACAATACCGATGTTCAAGCAGCATCAAGGGCGATCGATTTATACAAGGCTGACAGAGGCAAATCCAAAAAAAGTAATTCGTCCGCAGCCCAAGCAATCGGCCGAACCACAGGGACGGCTCCTGTTTCACAAGGACGCAAAACGTATTCAGAAAGCCAAGTCGCAAAAATGAGCACTGCTGAATACGAAAAACACGAAGAAGCAATTATGTCTGCCATGCAAAATGGCAGCTTCAAATACGACCTTTCTGGCGCTGCCAGATAGATCGCTACGACTGACAAATAAACGTCGGTCACCCCGCACAGGGCCACCGCTTAGGTCCACCCCTGTAAATCCCAAAATCAGAAGAAATAGACGTTAGTCCACCAGTACGTTCTGGCCCGTGAGCTTGCTAGTTCGCACCACCCAGTGACCCGTACTGCCACTGATTTGTCCCCCTTCTGTGCTGTCGGGCGCCCAGCGCCCCGCCATTCACAAAGGAGTACAATAAATGGCATTCCCAGCAGCCGCAGGTCATGGAAACCTGCCCAATGGAAACTTTTCAAGTGTAATTTACTCGAAAAAGGTCCAGCTTGCATTTCGTAAGGCAACAGTTGTCGGCGACATCAGCAACTCTGATTATTTCGGAGAAATTGCTGCCCAAGGCGATACTGTAAAAATTATCAAAGAACCCGAAATTTCTGTGTCAGCCTACCAGCGTGGCACCCAAATATCGGCCCAAGACCTTGATGACGAAGACTTCACTCTCGTGATCGACAAGGCAAATTACTATGCCTTCAAGATCGACGATATTGAAGAATCTATGAGCCACGTAAATTTTTTACAGCTTGCAACAGACCGTGCAGCATATCGTTTAGCTGACCAATACGACCAAGAAGTTCTTGGCTACATGGCCGGTTACAAACAAACAGCGCTTCACGGAAAAGCCGATACCGTAAACGACCAAGTGAACGGTACAAAAGCTGTCTCAACAGCCGGTTCAGACGAACTGCTGACGAGCATGAAGCTGAAAAAAGGTGACTTTGGCAACATCACAACAGGCTCTGCAGGTGATCACTCGATCCCTCTTGCAGCACGTTTGCCAGGCGCAACAGCACTACCAACCGCAACAGCTTCACCAGCAATGGTGGTTGCACGGATGGCCCGTCTGCTTGATCAACAACAAGTTGATACGCAGGGCCGTTGGTTGGTCGTAGACCCTGTATTCATGGAACTGCTTCGTGACGAGGATTCTCGTTTCTTGAACGCAGATTATGGTGAGTCAGGTGGACTACGGAATGGTTTGGTTCTGAAGAATTTCCACGGTTTCCGTGTTTATACTTCGAGCAACCTACCAGCAGTCGGTACAGGCCCAGGTACAACTGGTTCTGCTAACCAAAACACCAACTACGGTGTCATCGTTGCAGGTCACGACAGTGCCGTCGCAACAGCGGAGCAAATCAGCAAAACGGAAACCTACCGTGACCCTGATTCATTCGCCGACATCGTTCGTGGCATGAGTCTTTATGGCAGGAAAATACTCCGCCCTGAAGGTCTTGTTTCATGCAAATACAACGCAGCTTGAGGAGTATAAAAAATGGCTACAATTACTACACTCGCTAAAGCTGCCGGCGGTAAAGGCAACCCTAGTCGTAAGGCGTATATGGTCGAAAAAGAAATCGACTTGGCCGCAGCGGCAACCGCAAAGGGTTCTGCCCTAGCAGCTAACGACATTATCCAAGCAATCACAGTTGGGGCAAACACCCTAGTAATTGCAGCTGGAATGGAAATTACCACGGCGCCAGCTGGTGGTAACTCCTGTACCATTGATCTTGGTATTACCGGTGGCGATGTCGATGCATTTGTTGACGGTATGACCGTTACTGGTGCCTCTGCTGGTGCTTACGGCACCTTAGCAAATACTGCTTGTCCAATCCTCGTCACAGCATCCGATACAATCGACATGCTCTTGCTTGGAACGACACCAGACACCTCTGGAAAAATCCGTGTTTACGCTGTCCTGTTGGACGTAGACGGCATGGGTTCAGACAAAGGTGCTGACGAAGTAGATCGTGACTACTTAGCTTGATTCTTTGGGGCTGGCTTCGGCTGGCCCCTCTGACATTTTAATGGATTTTCCCACATGGCAACTACTTTCCTCGACCTATGTAACTTGGTCCTGCGCCGCCTTAATGAGGTGGAGATAGCGCAAGATGACTTTGGCAACGCACGAGGCATTCAGGCGCTTGTGAAAGACGCTGTGAAAGCAGCAGTCGCCCGCATAAACCAGCAAGAGTTCGAGTGGCCCTTTAATGCGGCAAGTCATACTGCAACTTTGGTAGCAGGGCAGAGCGAATATACTTTTCCTGATTTTTTTAAGGTAGCAGACTACAACAGCTTCCAGATCCAGAAAGATGATACTCTCGGTACTGGTTTCAAAGCTTTAAAAGTTCTTGATCGTGACGAATGGTATCAGCGGCATCGTGATATTGATTATGAGGCCGGCTCTGCGGGTCGAGGAGTGCCTGAATACGTTTTTGCCAGTCACGGAAGTGGCTATGGTGTAAGCCCGTCTCCTGACGCCGCTTATTCAATTAAATTCAAGTATTATCTGAACTATTCTGATCTAACTGCTTACAACGACATCACCCGTATCCCATCAAGTTTTGACACGGTCCTCATCGATGGCGCCCTTTATCACCTCTACATGTTTAAAGATAACGTCGAAAGCGCTCAGGCTGCATATATGGCCTTTGAGCGTGGTCTTAAAAGCCTCCAAACTCTGTACATCAATAATTTTGAATACATCCGTGACACACGAGTGAGGTTCTAATGCCTGACCGGATAGAGAACCTGAAAATTATCTCGGCGGGTGGTCTAAACTCTAATGAAAACCACTTAGATTTATCGGATAATGATCCTGGTGTAGCAACACGCTTAGTGAATTTTGAGCCCAGTCTTTTTGGCGGTTATCGTCGTATTTCAGGTTATAACCTCTACAAAAGTGATTTTCCTGAAGTAGGTGCAGGATCGGCTGCCGGTAAAATCTTATGCATAGCTATTTTTAAAAACGATGTGCTCGGCACAACTCGTATAATTGCTACCCGAAAAAATAGTGGCGCCAACACTTACAGCTTCTATCAATACGTCCCGCTCAATGGCTGGCAGGTAATTTCAGGAGCTCCAACGCCTGCTACGACTGACGGCGTAGTTACCGTAGATAAAATCCGTCATGCCCAATTTAATTTTGGATCTGGTAATCAGATCATTTTTGCTGACGGTGTAAACAATGCAATCGTCTACACAGGCAACGCTTGGTATACTTTAAGCAGTTCAAATAACGGCGGAACATCCAGTCCAGGCGGTAATCAAATTTTAAACTCACCATCGGTAGTTGATGTATTTGAAAACCATATTTTTCTATCCGGTGATGAAGACAACGAAGCCGTAGTTGCCCATTCTGCACCAAATGATCCACTTACTTGGACTGTGGCTGCGGGGGGAGGACAGCTTACAGTGGGCACTGAGGTGGTTCAAATTAAGCCATTTCGTGACAATCTTTTTGTCTTTGGTACTAACGCCATCAAAAAGGTTTCTGTGGACGCTGGCTCTGGCGACTTCGTAACGGAAAATGTTACGTCTAACGTTGGTTGCATTGCTAAAGACAGCGTTTTGGAAATTGGCGGCGATCTTATGTTTTTGGCACCCGACGGTTTACGTCCGGTGGCTGGTACAAGCCGCATCGGCGATGTTGAGTTGGAAACCATCTCCAAATCAATCCAAGGTGCGCTAGTTGACCTAATCGAAAATTTTGATCTCAGTACGATGAACGGTGTGGTTATTCGTACTAAATCACAGGTTAGATTTTTCGTCGGTGATGATACAAATTTTGCAGCAGACAGCACTGGAATTATTGGCGGTTTATCAAACAATAGTGGTTCAATCGAATGGGAGTTTGGAACTCTACTCGGCATACGGGCATCTTGTTGTACCTCTGGGTATGTAGGCACCGAAGAATTTGTTCTGCACGGTGATTACGACGGCAAGATATACCGGCAGGAACAGGGAAATAACTTCAATGGCAGCGATATTGTTTCAATTTATGCCACTCCATATTTGGATTTCGGCGATGCCGGAGTTCGCAAAAACATACGCAAGATAAATACTTTCATTCGGGCTGAAGGGCCGCTCGAAATGAACCTGGCCCTCAGTTACGACTGGGGTGACTACAATACAGCCAGACCCTCTACCTACACTCAAAATTCAGCTGGTGCGCCAACCACGTATGGCGGTCGGAACATCGATTATGGCGCAGCTAACATCGTTTATGGCGGATCTGAAAAACCCATTATGGAGACAGCAGTTCAAGGCTCAGGCTTTGCTTTGAGAGCCACTTTTGTGACCGTTGGGCAGTACAATCCATTTTCGATCCAAGGGCTAGTAATCGAATATTCCGTCGCAGGGAGAAGATAACACATGGCAGGTTATATACGCCAATCAGTCGCTGACATTATTAACGGCGCTGACATTACAGCACCGCCAATCAATGCTGAGTTTAACCAACTTGTCTCCGCATTTAATGCGAGTTCGGGACATGCTCACGACGGCTCTACGGGTAACGCTCCGAAAATTAATCTGACGACTTCAATCTCAGGATATTTACCAGCAGCCCACGGTGGCGTCGGTGGTAAAAACAAAACTGATGCGACGTCAGCGCCTCTAACAACAAATGACAACACCGAAGGCTATGCACCTGGCTCCATTTGGGAAAACACCTCAAATGGGCGGGTGTATATTTGTGTTGGAAACACCACAAATGCAGCCGTCTGGCGTGAACTGGTAACCGTAATTTCTGGCAACAAACTTGAACCTGTTGCCCACAACACCATCGACATCGGGACGCCCAGCGTAAGGTTTCAAGATTTGTATCTGCAGGGCGGATCAGTAATCGCTGGCAACTCAAGTTTCGGCGGCACTCTCACGGTCACAGGCAACGTTACAGGATCAGCAAACCTTGCGATCACGGGTACTTCCACCCTCACAGGCGATGTGTCTGCTGGAGGCGCTCTGACGGTCACTGGCAATACAACTCTCAATGGGAATACCACAGTCGGTAACGCTGCTTCAGACACCATTACATTTAACGCAGACGTTGCTTCGCACCTTTTACCATCAGCTGACGACACCTATGATTTAGGTGCCTCTGGTGGCCCAGAATGGCGTAATTTGTACATCGATGGCACAGCCCAAATCGATACGCTTGATGTGGACGAGAATGCTAATATTGATGGCAATCTCACTGTCACTGGAACGGTAGGTGTTACAGGTTTAACAACCGTTGCAAATCTCACTTCCACAGGCACTGCAACGCTTGCAACTGTGGACATAAATGCAGGTAATATTGATGGCACCGACATTGGTACGTCCAGCAGAGGTGCAGCCAGCTTTACCACAGTTAATTCAAACGCTGGCATCACAGGCGACCTCACGGGCAACGTAACTGGTAACGTCACAGGCAATATCACCTCGACAGGAACTTCGACCTTCTCTGCCATCGACGTGAATGGTGGAAACATCGACAATGCAGTTATTGGTGGCGCCACACCTACCGCAATAACTGGAACGACGATTACAGCCAATTCAGGCTTCACTGGGGCCATTACAGGTAATGTGACGGGCAATGTGACAGGTAACGTTACAGGCGACGTCACGGGCGATCTGACAGGTAATGTGACCGCTTCTAGCGGCAGCACCTCGCTCAACAATTTGACCGTCAATGGGACGATTGATGTCACCAATGCAACTATAGACAACGTCACCGATCCTACGTCCAATCAACAGGCCGCAACTAAAGCCTATGTTGATACGCAGGTCAGTAATTTGGTGGATAGCGCACCAGGCGCATTGGACACTTTAAATGAACTTGCAGCTGCCATTGGCGATGACGCAAACTTCAGCACCACGATCACAAATTCAATCGCCACTAAAGTTCCTTTAGCTGGTGGTACGATGTCGGGCGATCTGAACCTTGGCACGAACAAAGTCACAAACCTTGGTACGCCTTCAGCGTCCACAGACGCCGCTACAAAGGGCTATATCGATACGGTATTCGGCAGCACCTCGTCTGCGGCTACCAGCGCTACAAACGCCGCAAATTCGGCCACAGCAGCGGCTTCAAGCGCAACCAGTGCAGCGACCAGCTATGACAGCTTTGATGATCGTTATTTGGGCGCAAAATCTGATCTGGCTACCAGAACTACGGACAATGACGGTGACGCCCTTGTAACTGGCGCACTGGCATTTGATTCAGTCAATAACGTGATGAAAGTGTGGAGCGGTTCAGAGTGGGCAGCAGCCTCATCATCCATCGAAGGTATTAAGTCCAGTTTCCGTTACGTGGCAACGGCTGGACAAACCACGTTCTCTGGCTCCGATGCTAACAGTAGCACGTTGGTCATCGATCAGGCTGGGCTTACAAATGTATTCCTAAACGGGGTACGCCTAGTTCAAGGGTCTGGTCAGGATTACACCGTATCAGCTGCCAACAATAGCGTAACCTTGCTATCAGCCGCAGCGGTTAATGACGTGATGGAGATCGAAGTCTTCGGCAACTTTGCTGGTCAGTCTGGTGCTGCTGTAGCGATTACGGGCGGTAGCATCACTGGTTTGAGTTCGCTTGATGTTACAGGTACGCCTACCTTTGACGGATTGACGGTTGATGGAAGTGCTTCAATAGGAACGAACACTGCGGGTATTCTCAGCGTAAAAGGTGGCAGTTCTACTTCTTCACAAGTTCGTTTCTTTGATGGTGGCACAGCACGGGCAAGAATTGGCGTACCAACAGGCCAGACTTATTTAAGTCTTTCTGGGTCGGACACGCTCACCGCTGACGTTGCGATTGATGCGACAGGTAATTTCATGGTGGGAACTCTCGACAGCACACCTATCGGGTCTGGTGGTACTGCAATTACCTCTGATGGGCGTATAGATATTTCAAGGAATGATGGACTAGCCGCTCAATTTGAAAGACGTACTAATGATGGGAACATTGTTAGCTTTATTAAAGATGGTAATTCTATCGGAACCCTCGGTAGCAACACAACAGGCGGTCAAAGTTTATTTGATATAGCGTCAAGAAGTAATGCCGCATCAAACATGCGATTTTTAACGCATGATGGTTCCTCTCTACAAGAAGTTATGCGCCTCAGTAGTAGTGGATTATTAACCAAATACGGTGCTTCTACTTTTAATGAAGGGGGTGCAGACGCAGACTTCCGTGTTGAGAGTGACAGCAACGCTAATATGCTGTTTGTGGATGCTGGGAATAATCGGATTGGTATTAGAAACACTGGTTACAATACTACAGCAGATTTAAATCTGCTAGGAAAGGGTCTTA